TTCCCACTTCCACTTACAGATATTGCATTAACGTAACCATCAAGTGACTGATGACTAGTTAAGAACGTACTACCTTTAACTACGCTGATAGTAGTACCATTCTTGGTGATAGACGTAACCGCATTACCGCTACCGCTGACAGAAATAGCAGTAGCACTACCACCTTCCAAGCTAGAGATACGAGAATCAAGAGCCTTGATGGAGTAGGCAGAGGCAATCTCACTCAGCGATTCTGATGTAAGCTTCAAGGCATTTGAATAACTCTTCACACTGCCGTTCAAGCCGCCACCACCGCCCGTGGTAGATGCTCCTGCTCCGTATGCCGTGATACCGCCTGTGGCATAGAGATTACCATCAATCTTGATAGCCTTGTTTGTGGAATCATACGTGAGCTTAATGCCATGGAAGGAGATTGCGCCCTCGAAGGTAGCATCGCCCGATACGCCAAGTTTAGAGAATGGAGCGTTTGGCTTCAAAGACACAAGGTCGGCAACGCTCGTTCCTGCACTTCCTTCCTTCCAAGTCGGCTCGAAGAAGATGAGGTATGCGCCAAGATTCTTTTCGCTGATGATAAACGATGTAGGGTCTGCGTGAACCTTTCCGCTCACATCCCACCAGATAGCACCATTGGCAAGGTAGCCAGAGCCGTCGAAGCGGATGAGGGAGGTTGCAGGGGTAAGATTTCCGCTATTATAGTCCTTATCCACCATCTGACCGCCCCACCACGTTGCGATACTCTTCTTTCCTCTGTTCGGGTCTATTGCTCCGTTGATACCGCTCTGAACGTTTCCGTCTCCGTCTCTCAGCGCAAGGAGCGTTGTCATTACAAGACCACCGTCAATATCTGTAGTCTGACCGAGCGCGTCCTTGATATACTTGTAGCCTGCAAGGTCGGTAATATTCTGCTTCAAGTCGCCATATATCTTGCTAGTGATATAGGCGTTTGCCAAACCCAACTTATCGTAAAATGCCGAATATGCGCTTTGAAAGTTAGTAAACTTCGTTCCCACGGCAGATACGATAGTAGCCTTGACGTTAGTATCAGCCGCATTGTATCTGCTTGATATGTCTGACAGATACGTAACGAGTTCCGTCTTGGCAGTAGTGAGGGTAGCAAAAGCGGTGTTGAGGTCGGTAAGTTCCTTGGTGTCCTTCAGTACCTCTGCGTTCTTCACCTCATTGTATGACTTCTGTGCTGCCGCAAAATCATCTTCAAGTCGCTTAGAATCCTGCGCCATTGCCGCAATCTCGGAAGGCTCTAGGTAGCCATCGGTAACATAATTATCGAATTCCTTCTTATTATCAGTGACCGTCTTTCCGAGGTTCTTAATGTCCGTCTGTGCGGTCTGTGCCGCCTTCTGAGCATCTTCTGCTGCCTTTTTGGCTGCGTTGGCAACTGTATCATCAGTGTATTTAGATGCTTTAATCCAATCACCGATGGCGAACTGAGAACCAGCCGCTTTGTTGGTCTGACAGCGCAATACCTCATTCTTGTAGGTACTGCCGTCAGAAGGATAAGTGGCATTAACCCATATATCGCCAACCTGATAAGGTGTCGTAGGCTGAACGCTGAACACCTTCATCTTCCCGTTTGCGGTCTCCTGTGCCATTCTTGCATCGGAAAGGGCTTTGGCGATGTCGGTATCTGTAATGATAGTCCACTTATAGGTGTTGCTATCCTTGGCAAAGCGGTATGCCTTGCCCGTCTTGTTGTTGTAGTAAAGGTCGCCAAGATGGATTTCTTTATCCTTATCGGTCTTCCAACTGATGGCTGGGGCATTCTCCAAGGTAGGCACACCATCATAGAACCACGTTTCGATAGCACCATCCACCTGATTCTGCAATTCGCCAATCTTCTTGAAATACTGAGACAATTCCTTGCCATCCACAGTGGATTTAGCGGAAATCTTAGCCTTAACAGACATTTGCTTAGTGCTGCTATCATATCTGATATAAGAGCTGCCCTCATAGCCATTCTCCTTTGTAGGTCTATCGCCTACATACATATCACCATAGACGTTGAAGAATGCCTTGTTATTCTGCTTATTCACACCATATTCCACGTACTCCCTATTGGCAAAGGAATAGCTGTTGATGCCGTGATAGAGGCTGATGGATGGCGAATAGGTATCTACTGCCGAGAAGATAAGGCAGTTCTGACGTTCTACATCGGTTCTATTACCGCACTGGTTGAGCACATCACCTTTAGCAGGTACGTCGCTTGCCGTAGCGCAATCGGTATCGGAGAGGTCGATATAATGATACTTCTTTCCTTCCAGCTCTACAGGGTCTTCATCACGACCGATTACCAATCGCCAATAGAAGTGATTGCCATCCTTATGATAAGTGCCCTTTCGGACGTTGAATGATTCCGAGCGCACTTGGTCGTTAACCGCGAAGTCGTTATCTACCTCATCACCATCCTGCTCTGCTAAGAAATAGCAACGATAAGCCTTCTGTGACACATTATTATATGTCACAGTAACCTCTTCTACCTTATGAGCCACCACGCCGCCAGCAGGAGAGATTATCTCCTTACCGCCGATGGTGGATGTTTTATTGATAACCAGCTCCTCGAAGATAGCCTTCATTCTTACCTCCAAGTAATCTGTGATGAGGTGCGAACGACCTTCTGCGTCTGGAGTCCACGAGCCTCCGTTCTCATTGTTGGAGTTACCGACAATCAATCCACTAAAGAACTTCTGGAGCTTTTCCCAAGTGATTGTGCCCTTTACGGTGTCGTCCTTTGTCTTGTTTAATCTTTGTTCATCAACAGCTTTTGCTGAAAATACATTATAATCCGTAGGAGTTATGCTATCATAACTCTTAATGATGTAAATCGACCTTCCGCTTCCGCCATTACCATTAAGATAACTCTGTCCATTATAGACAAGTTCCTCTATCTTTGACTCCATTGCATTGAGGCGGGAATACGAAGGCTTTTCTCCAACATAATACTTCGCACCATCAAAAGGAATATCAAGGCTGAATTCATATCCAATAACTCTTGAAGACCTATAACTGTCATCATAACCTTTATTGTAAAGGTTAACCCTGTCTCCTACCCCATGCAAGTTGCCACGACCTTGATTGAATGAATAATTAGCCTCAGCGGTACATGTATATGTCGTAGGGTCTATTATTGACTTCTTCAAATTCTTAATAGAATCCGTCAGCAACTCATTGGAAGCAGCAGATACCAAAGTTTCGCCCAATTTGGTAGAATCCCAATTATAGAGAACAAAAGTATCTCCGTCCTTTGGATGCAAAGTTGTGTCCGGCAAAAAACGACCATAATCCTCATTAGCAACAATCTCAAATACCTGCGACTTAGGATTTATCTGTTCTTTTCCATCTTTCAATATCGGATTACCATCATCGTCCTTAAGTATTTCAGAAACTCCATCTGGATTAAACTCACATTCGAAGTCCATACCATTAAGAGAACCGCTTTGGAATACTATATGTAAGTTCTTGCCACTAAGAATATACGCCTTTCGGAAAGCCATATCACCTGTTTTTTCGCCATCATCATTGACAATAGTAAGCGAATTTACACGATAGAAAGTCCGTTTGATGTAATCACCCTCTTCGGGTGTACTTTCATCCTCTACATCTTTTTCGTATGATGTCACATTAGACGTTTTGATAAGATTTCTTGGATAAATATCATCATTTGTTGTTACTCCCTCTACGTACTGGTCTTCATGGAGTCCACCGACTTGTATATATCCGTTTTTCAGCTCAAAGCCATTCTCTGCTAACAATTGCTTGTTTTTGTCAGAGCATTCTGCTGAAGTAGGAAGCATAAGACGTTTTTCTACGACACCATCTTTTGTTATGTCCGCATCGGCATCATTCTTATATCCACTAGGCAAGTTCCTTGCAGCTCCAAAAGCATATACCCTGTTTGCATAAGTGGACTGGCTTTGTGAACTTGACATAGAAACGATGTTGTCGTTTAGTCTGAAATCAACAATCGCATTTGTATTCTCGCAAGTACCAAAATGTAGAATATTGCCTTCAAACCACCATTCACATTCAAACGTCTGAGCAATATTTGCAATAGCATCCAACACACTTGTGTTTGAGTAGGTTATAAGCTTTGCAGCATTTGCATCTACGCTCGCATCAATAACATAAGTATAGTCCGTTCCTTCGCCTTCAAATTTAGGGTCGTAAAGATAAGACTTGTCTAACTTCGCATAATAAGCTAGACTTTTCATAATCACCTCTACATGGGTACTTATTTTTGAAGTAAGAGAGAAAGTCGCTTCTTGTGAACCTGTATTCGGGCGATACTTCAATATTTTGTTCTTGAACTTACGATAATATGCATCAAATTGGATTTCATAGGAATATCCAATAGTATCATTATCTTTGGCCTTAGTTAAATCTATTAGCTCAAATCGTCCATATGGTGTATCTATAAAATCACCAAGCAAGAAATATGTAGGCTTATAAAGCTTAAAGGAAAGCTTACAATAGTGAGACTGCATTAATTCATAGTGAACCAATGCATCCTGTGTTACGGGAACAGAACATCTTACATGTATGTTTCCGTCATTATCGTAATACTTTATATCAATATTCTTGTAAGTTTTCATAACTGTTCTATATCTTCAAATTCTTTCAACGTGAACATATCAATATCTGCATCAGTCAAGGCTCCCCTGTTCGTTGGATTATATTCTATGAACTTCAAACTCTTCTTGCCGATAGCCCCACCTTTCCCCCTTGAATAGGTAGGAGACTTCCTCGCACAAAACAAACGATAGACATCATCCTTTGATCGAGGAACTTGTATCGTAACAAAGCCATTATCCATAAGTGCATCAAAGGCTTTTACCCTTTTGTTATAGTCGCTATGGTCTTTACCGACTATAACGAACTCCAAGGTAATGCTTCTTTCTGCCTTTTTGGGACGGATAGGAACAACCCTAGTTCCGTGCTCAGTCCTTACTTCATTGGTTATATAACTTTTATTGTCTGCGTCAGCTTCCAACGCATCCAAAAAGCCATACCCCATCTTGACCCGATAGGTATTCCAAGCATCTTTTCCGTTTATGATAAGTTCATTCGTGTTCATGCCAACAAAGTTAAAAACAAAATGAGGAATAATATTATATTATTATCACAATGCTTTCACTTAAAATTTAAGTGCAAAAAGGGCGCAAATCCTAAAAGGAAATGCGCCCAAAAACAATAAGCATTTAAAATTATGAAGTTGTGTTTTCGTTTCCCTTTACCTTTGCAGCTAACGCTACTTTATCTTCTGCATCCTTGCGTATCTTTTCAATTTCTTCAGCAGGAGCGTCAGTTAAAGCCAGCATTTGTACAGCAGTCTCTAAAGAAAGTACGCCTTGATTATATAGTTCCGCTATTACTTTCCACTTATCCTTTTTGTCATCCTCGAAAGGTTCGGCAAAATCGAATTCGACCTCCAACTTATCCAACTTGCTTCTCATCTCAGGATATAGTTCCTTCATTACGGCTATAATCACATGCGATAATCTACCGACAAGTTCTTCATAGATTTCCATTCGGTTCGCTCGCTTGATGTAGCCCAATACCAACGCTCGTTTTATGCCGACACTAGTAAGCGTGCTCATAGCTTTCATCAGTTCCGGTGACATATCCGGTGTAAACGTATCAAACAAGATAGACTGAGCCAAGTCTTCTTTCTCTGCCTTGCGGATTTCGGAATTTTGAGGCGGGTTGATATATTCAAACCTAGAGTTCTTGCCTGTAAGTTGTATGAGTTTACCTGGCTTGTTCCGCTTAGGGATTGATTGTATCACGTCAGCAGTAGCAGCGGCAATAGGGTCAGCAAAGTAGTTGTTAGCATCTCCAATCTTGGAATCAAGCATTTCTTCACGTTCCATTCTCGGTTCTGCTCCTTCCCATGCCTTTGGCTGACGAAAATAAATGCCATTAATTTTTCCTGTCGGATTAGGATACTTATACACTTTCCACCCAAAGCCACCACGTTCACAATGATAGTTAAAAACGGATGTCAATATATCCCAACATTCGATAGTCTTTGATTCTCGCTTTAAGGAATAGCCTACAGCAAAAGCAAGCATGTTTCCGTACTGGTCAAACAACTCTCTCATCTTATGTCCCTTTGAGCGAGCAGCAACATACACATCAACATGCATTTTTCCGTTTTTTTGCGAGAAATTAAAAACAAAACCGCTTTCAGTTTCTGCTCCGGCAAGTCGTTTACATTGACGTAGCTTGGTATTGAAGTATATATCCTTCAAGTATTTTTTATATAGTTCAAAGGCTTCATCGTCACCTTCAGTCTTCTTCCACATAACCGGATTGCCTAACAAGAAGAACAATTCTACCTCATTGATGTATCTTTGTCTTGTTCTTGCCAACTTCTCCGTCCTGTATGGTTTCTCTCCCTTTACCCATTTATCTTCACGACTCATTACCTTATGGGTTTGTGGATTATATTCCGAAATGGCATTATCCACATCGAAATCATGTTGTTCCATCATATTTACGACAGAATCAACATCATTATCTTCCAAACGTTCGAAGATGCTTCTCTCCACACCCAATGCATTGAGCGTGAGGTTTCGAAAATATGTCTTTATCTGAATAATTGAATCTACAAACATCCTTATAACTTTTTGAAGCAAAGGTAATAATAAACAGGGTTTCTACCTACCATATAGGGCAAACGCCTTTCACTTAGTTTTTAAGTGAATAAAAAAGACTATTTACTAAAGAATTTATCTTTATTTAGTAAACAATCTTTTTTATTTACACTTGACTTTTTATCTACTCTTATAGAATACTTACACTAACAATCTAATAATTAGATACTTGTATTTTCATTACAAAAGTAATTATATTTGTCATTTAGTACACTCCTAAGTCTGATTTAGATGCTTTTCTTGGCTTCATCACTTTACCGAGCAATACGGCAAGAATATAATACCTAGCAGCATCTATCAAATGGTTATCATGGTCTTCGGGAACATTGATATAATTGCCATCCTTGTCCTTTGCCCACACATATTTGCGGAACTCGCTCTGCAAATGGACTGATTGCCTAGTCGCAAAGATTTCGAATGTCTGCATCTTGTCAATACCAGCCAATATAGAACCAGCACCCTTTTGTGCTCCATATATAACTATTCCACCAAGAGCTACCTCATCTATAAGCCTAGGGTCAGCACTATCCGCATACACAAACAAGCCATCATCCGCATAAGGGCGCAAGAATTTTATAATATCACTGGACAACATTTCCGTTCTATAGCAAAGTTCCTCTATGTATAGGCGTTTGTCTACGATGCCACACTTCACAATAGCAGTATAGTCTTTCGAATATCCCCAGTCTACTCCGATGGCTACTTTCCTTGCGTTGCTAGGGAACTTGTCAACGATGCCTACATGCTTGAATATTGCACCCTCAGATACGTCAGACCATCTACCTATCATTATATGAGCATATTTCTCCGGTTCATTCTCCTTCATCTCTAATACCTCGTTAAGGAACTCAGATGAAAGATGCTTTATATTATCAAGATAGGTCGTATGTATATGAAGTACTCTAGGGTCTGTACTGATCTGGACGGGAACGCCATCAAAATACACCTCTTTATGTGTCTTTTCGATGAAACGCTTATATACCCAATGATTTGAATCACAAGGGTTCATAATGATTATTACTCGGTTGTGCAAGCCTTTCTGACGGATTGAAAGCATGATACGCTCAAAATCCTCCTCACTCGTCCATTCCTCAGCCTCATCAACGACAAACGTAGTCACACCATGAATAGACTTTAACTTCGCAGTCTGATTACCGCTAGCCGTATGAATACCACGGAACATGATTTCAGCTCCCGTCATTTTGTTGACTATATCCGTCTTCGTGTTCTTGAAATAATCCTGTGTGCCATCTATCTCTATTTTCTCTTTAACCTCTGGAATTACGGAAATAGCGGCACTCACCATTGTATAACGTGTATAAAGAATCTTATGTGCTATCTTTCTTTCTGCATTGTATTCAAAAGTAAGTCTTTCGATAAACTGAGAAGCAGAGAAACTTTTTCCTGACGCACGGCTTCCTGTTATAAGGTAAATGAAATGCGTCTTGTCGTTATACAACGGATAATAAACGGAATGTGTTTTTGCCATTATTCACCCTCCTCTTGTTCTTCTGCTTCTTGCTCAATCTCTCTTTCTATCCACTTATTGACGGATATACCTTTCTTAGGGTCAAAAGGAATGCCCTTTTCCTCTTCATCCTTCTTACCTCTCTGTATCTCTCTCCAAGTCATATCGTAATGGAATAGCCAAGTTGAAAGAGCTTGTACGTTAGGTGGGGTCTCCTGCTCGGTTTCTCTAGTTTCCACTACTATATCATCTGTCATAACTCCATCTACAACCATATGTCTCTTGGTGGTTGTCTTGCCCTTTACCTTGACACCTCCAAGGGCGCATTTAAGGAATCTACCACGCACGATTGCATTGATAAACTCTCTGCCACGCACGAGGGATTGAGTTATCCTTTCGCCTCTTTCCGCATTTTCGTCTTCATTCCAATTCTCGTATTTTCCGTTTTTCATTCGGTTGAAGACCTGTGGATTTAGGTCAACCCCAAACTTCAAACCAAGGGCGTAGGCAATTTCAGAATCCTTCTGACCTTGCTTTGCAAGCTGTTCTATCTCATCGTAGAAAGCATCGCCATTGTAATCAAATTTCGGTTTTGCCATTTTCTTGTATTTATTATTGTTTCGCTATATATTGGGCAGATGGGATTTATACCTTGCCTCTAATTTTGTTATACATATAGAAAGGAACGGCTAGTAAGAACATTGGTATTGCCAATATCATAGTTATAGCCAAGTTCGCAATCTTCATTAATCTTTTTCCGTTTGCCTTCATAATCTTTCGATATTTATGAGTTGACCAATTGTCCTACCTTGTTTATCAAAGGAGTAAAGAGACACGACACCCACATATTGAATGCGTTCTTTCTCCTCTTGCCAAGAAACATAGAAACAATCATAAATGGAATGAGCATACCTATTGTTATTGCTGCTATTATGTACCCTAGTAATATTCTTATAATCTTTTTCATTGCTTATTCGTTTATATTCGTTTTGCTACTTTCATAAGCATTTCTCCCTTGATTACCTTGTCGGTTTCGATAAAGCCAAAGGTGCTCATAAAACGTTCCTTGTTCTCGATGTTATCAAAGGATAGCATGACGTAAGACTCGGCTTCTAATGCCTTTTCCGCTGCCTTGGTGTTTACTTCTTTCTTCACCTGCTGCATACGTTCCTTATTCGCTTGGTATTGAGCCTCTTGCTGCTGATTGGCTATAATTTGATTTTGTTCTATCTGTCGTCTCTGCTCTTCTTGCACTTCCTTTTGTGCTTGTACTTTTCTGTTTTCGCTTTCTTGGGCAAATGGGTCTAGTAAGGAATTAAGTTCTTTACCTAACTCATCTTCGCCTTCAGTCTTTACCATTGCATCATAGCCGAACAGGGATAAGTCTTCTTCCGTTAATCCGGCATCCATATAGTTTATGTCCGGAAGTAACTCACGGACTTTCATGTCATCCCATTCTCCATGAGCATTCTCGGAATTAAGCATGAAATTCAGTTCAACTTCGGTCTTGTAATCCATATTTACAGCCTCAGCCAAAAGAGTATAATCCTTTTCGGGATAGCCCATAATCTCATCCACGATGGTTACTTTTTGGTTGCCGCCTACGATGGTCATTGTTTGCTTATTGACGGTTATACCACCAACAACGCCATATTTTCTTATGGAACGTTTCAATGTAGCTTTCTGCTGCGGTGAAATCTTCCTTGGATTATATGGTGCTATCTGCACTTCGGAGCGTTTGAACTCTTCTTGCTTGCCTGTGAAATAATCTCTTGGTTTCGTCATCTTATCAACTCATTGTTTCTTGCAAAGGTATGAATAATAATTGTTTAAGAGAAATGTTTACTTGCGTGTCTTTTCACTTTGTCTTTTAAGTGAAATAACATATCGCAACAATATATCAATTGGCTTGCATTTTGGTTAATTTTGCACAAAAAAGATATGGGAGACGTTGGTAATAATGGGGCATATGCTAGGCTTAGAGCACAAGCTACCTCTATGCGGAGAAAAGCCGAGTCGGTTGGTAACAAGCTACAAGCTATAGCTGAAGGTATAGCTAAGAAGTATGGAGCAAGGGTCACTCCTATCAATTACAAGAGTGTTGACTCCATTGTACGCAAGGCTAAGGGCGAGGCTAATGGTATCAAAGACATTAAGGACTCGTACAGAACAACCATCATCGCAGATAAAGGGTCAATACCGAAAATAATAAAAGACCTTAAAGGCAAATACAAGGGCTTTGAGTTCGTTAGACTCAAGGAACAGAAACTGGATACTGGCTATTCTGGAAACATCATCAATATCCGGAACAAGAAAACCGGACTTATTGGTGAGATACAAGTTAACACCGCCAAGATGATTTACGCCAAAGAGAATTACTCGATAGCCTACAAGCTGTTGGGTGGGAAGACCATGCGAGAAATCTATAAAGAGACCAAGAAACCATCCGGTTGGGGACATGCATTATATGAGCAAAGTAGAACCGCCAAGAGTAACGGAGGTAAGAAGCAAAGGTCGGTATCTATGCAACAAGCTTACTATGCAACATTTCAATAATTAATATATTTAAATTTCAAGTAATAAACATTAATTTGTTTGCAAGTTTAATATATTTTTTATATCTTTGCATTGTAATAAGGAGATAAAGACTATGAACAATAAAGATAAAAACAAAATCAGCCACCTCCTTAAAAACGGAGAGTCGGTTTATGTTTACTATTGGGAGGATGACATCGTTGTCCGTTATCAATATGTAGATAAAGAACTTATGTGTTACCCTAAAGGTAAAGGACGTAAGCCAAAAGAGTTTAAGTTTAATGAGAACACCTATGCACAAGATGCTCTTGAATTAGGTGAGTTAATAACGAAAGAAGAATATGAAAGATTCTGATATGATAGAATTGTGCCTTGGTATCGCTTGCAAGGCGCACAAAGGACAGATTGATAAAGTTGGATTGCCTGTTATATTGCACCCTATCCATGTAGGAGAAATGGGTAATAGTACCGAAGAGATTTGTGTCGGATTTCTCCATGATACGATTGAAGATACGGATATGACCTACGACAAGCTGTTATCACTAGGTGTTAGAAAAGACATTGCCGATAGTGTATGTGTCCTAACCCACAAGAAAGGTGTTCCGTATTTTGACTACATACAATCAATCATTGATTCAAAAGATATGGTTGCAATACAAGTCAAAATCAACGACCTGGATCACAACCTATCGAGAGCTAAAAAGTACGGATTTCAAAAGCAATATGAAAAATGTACTACGGCATTGTCAATGATGGGAAGGTTCTTCCCACATGAAGAGGGACAATACTACCCATCGTTCGAATATATTCCTTAAGATGTACGCTTACGTGTTAAATTCCATCCGTATTTCTTTGCGTATTCTTTCATAACTTGATATTGCGCACCAACATTACCTCTATCATTAGCTTCCGTGACACGTTTCTGTATTTCGTTTGCTTCACGATTATAACTAGACACATCACTTGCACTAGGGACTTTTCCTCCTTTCGTAAAACTAGAACGCTTTCTGTTTAAAGCTAGCACTTTCTCGTTTATTCGATTTCGTATTCCGCTCTTTGAAAGATACTCTGTCTGTTTTTGCTGAAGGGTTCGTCTCCATTGCGAATTTTTCTTACCAAAAACATCCCATGCATCCGATTCTGAAAGTCCCCACCCTTTACTTGGTCTCTTCAAAGAATACGTATAATTCTTTGTAACTGCTCGAATCTCGGAAGCGTTATGTGCTATAGTTGTAAAAATGTCAGCTCCAGACAAAATTGTGCCAACTCTTCCAGCTATAGTATCTCCAATACCTCTATTAGGATGGTTGTGAGTAATGATGGCATCTTTGTAGTTATAGCCAAAAGGTAATTGCGTACTATGTGCCTTTCCTGTTTGGGAATGCGCTATTTCTTTTCCGTCCTTATTAAAGGCATAAATACGTTCCGTCTTTAGCTTTCTAATCTTAGCTTCAGTGTCAGACAAAGCCGCATCCAACCCACGGCTATGTCCGGCATTGATTTGCCTATCCGCTCTTTCGCCTCGTTGAGGTCTGCCTCTATATCCTCTATCTGCCATATATAAATCTCCTTTTTTATTTGCAAAGATACAAAATTTGCAAGGGAGTACCTACATATCAAAGGTTTACAACTTCACTTATCTATATTGTGCAATCATTCTTTATCTTTGTTGTATTTAACCTCAAAACCAATCATCGTTTGTTTCACAAAAACAGCCTTGCAAGCCAATAGCTTACCACTTTTGGATAATTCTTTATCCTTGTACCTAATATCATACTTGCCCATATGATAATCGTAGCAAGCATCAATACAGCTCTCTACAAGCTCCTTCTCTGCTTCGAAATATGGCATTTCCTTCTTGCTCACTTTCGCAAGCCACCCACCACCTTGTATTAGGTCGAATATTCTTGAATACCCATCACGCAAGCCATTGCAATATGCGGCATAAAACTGCACTTTCTGAAGAGGAACTTTTGTACCTTGTTCCAACAACTTGACAGCCAACGCCCTAGCCTCATCATCTTGGCTCTGCTCTAGAATCTTCATTGCATGGTTTACAACTTTTCTTTCCTGTTCCGTCATGTTATTTAGAATTTAAGTTTTTCAGAAAGCTCAATCTGCCTTCTACTTGTGTAAATGTGTCATCCAACTCATCATCACTCATAGAGGAATAGAAAGTATAACTGTATGGACGCATAGTAAATCCATCAATCAAGAAGACAGAGAACCACATAATGCGCTTTACACTACATTGTTTCAGATTAACTTCTAATGCTCCTTGCTCTACTTTTACGACAATATTATTGGTTGATTTAATGCTTAACGCCTTACCTAAAACATCATTATATACTTCATTCATTACTCTTCTCTTTAAATCCTACATATCTCTTCATTTCACTATAAGCTCTCTTCATAGCCTCAGCCGGAGAAAGATTATACTTTTTCTCAATATCGCTTGTTATATCCGCAAGATGCTTTCCAAACAACTCTTCAATATAAGAGTCATCTTTCATCCGCTGAATACCCCTTGCATATATCTTAGCCTTATCCATGCCCCATTCCAATCCCATTTCGTGAATAAAGTCATCCAATTGCATAAGGCTTTTCTTTCCGAAGTTTCGGAATTTTATCATATCGAGCTTGGAATATTGTACCAAGTCTCCAATAGTATCTATGTCGGCTGCCTTTGTCACATTAAGGACACGAACTGGTAAATTACAATTAACTAATCTGATGGAGAACAATGAAGTGGGAACATCTTCAGGTTGTTCTTCTTCTTTTTTACCTTCTTACATAATAAACTGCATTTTTACATTCTTAATTTCCTCTTTCAAGGAATTGTTCTCCAGCTTCAAGTCTACAAGTTCTTCAATCGCATAGTTGAACTTCCGGATAGCCTTAATAACAATCTGGCGCACCCTTTCTCTTGAAAGTTCAAAATTATCGGCTATATCACTAATTCGGTCTCCATTGAAAAATGCTTGCATAATCTTTTTCTCTCGTAATCCGTATTGTGCCGTTAACTCCAATAACATACAAAGTGAACTACCTATTTTGTCATAGCTGAAAGAAGAAACGTTCAACGCATCATGCATTAACATTTGTATCTTAGTATTTACCTTGCGCTCACTTGCCAACAACTCTTTCTGCTCTCTATCAAGTAAATCCTCTGAGATAGATAACATCTTGTATTTCTCGGAATACTTCTTAACATCATCTACATTCACCCAAAAGCGTTTACTGCTTTTATCATTGTAGCCACCAAGCAAGCCCTTGTTAACCCAGTTCGTAATCGTCTGAGGGTCAACACCTAAATAAGCAGCGGCATCATTTCTTGTCATTCTCTCCATACGAAACCCTTTCTTTTATTTTTTGTTCTTAAAATATTCACCATAGGCATTAATCAAATCTTTTTCAGTAATACCTCTTCTCAAACAATCATTAGCGAAATCTACTCGTACATTATCATTCCTTTGAACTTTATTGTATCGTTCTGAATACTCTTCAATTAAGTCCGCAACAACCATATACGCTTTAATTTGGGAGGTTTTAAGCATGTCAACACTAACAAAAGTTTTGCATATATTGATACCTCGCCTTTTGTCAATCTTTTGCAGATAAAGCCCCATACTTGTAGCAACAACCTTACTTGTATCATTCTTATAAATAAGTACCGTATAGCCTACTTCTCTTTCGATGTGAGCAAGCACCCTATTAATTGGCATGTTCTCTATTCCCAATGCTCGCTCGGCATATCTCCGCAAGAAATGAGGCGTATAACTGAACTGCTCTGCACTATTCTCTTCGTCCAACAAGGAAGTAGCACATACGTAATCGTTCGTTTCCTTGCAATAGATAAACATGTCAAAATAGAATTGTCTTATGTTCCCTCTATCTACAAACACGCATACTTTGTACTCGGTAGCGTCTTTCGTCTTGAAATCATAACACTGAGTTGTGTATCGTCCCATTCCCTTACGAAGCTCACGGATGAGTTTCTTTGCTTTTTCGATAGCAAACTTTTCTAGCATAGGCTTATCCTTCTTGAATATATCAAAGAGTTCACGCCCCGTCATTGAACCTATAATCATTCTCTACCCTCCTCTTTTTCGTTCAATTCGCTAGTAAAAGAACTTTTTAATCCATCGTATTGCTTTACCACCTGTTCCAAAGCCTTATTCTTCTCACGCAACTCATCACGCTCTAAGAGTAACTTTCTGTACTTCTCTAACTCATATCTAACTTCTTTCGAGTGAAGCCTCTGTAGCTGATTGTTGAGTTCATTAAGTCTGTAGCCTTGTTCACGTGTTTTCTTACGAAGATGACATAATTCTTCTTGCATTTTTGAATAATTCTTCAATACCCTAAGAGTTATTCGCTCTTCGGGTATATCCTTATTCACATCATTCTTTCTTGCCTTACTCATAACTAAAACTCCTTGTCCTTTAAAAATAAAACGCTTCCAACCAAACAACAAATACCTTTCCAGCCAAGCCTCTTCGCTTGTATTGTAGCCAAAGTATTTATAGGTTTATGTTTGAGAAGTCCATCTTCATCGCACAATAATATGTTATTATCATCAAGATGAACCAACTCGACATAACCACCAACTAAAGCCTGAGCCTCCTCTAGAGTAATCTTTACTCCATTCTTTGGCTGCACCTCTTTGACGATGCAGCCTACCTCGTATAACTTCATGCTCTATAAATTTAAATAAGACATCATATCTTGAACGGCATCCATATCTTTTTCGATACGGTCATCATACATGCTTTTAATACTCTTAGAAACCTCTAATATTGTAAAGCAGTAGTGTTTACCTTTAAAGTAAAAAGGTAACTCATTACAATTCGACTTGTTTGCCGTGAAATTATAAGGACTCCCATGATGAAAGTCAAACTCAAAAGAGCTGTTGTTATCCTTGCATCGCTCTACGACCTTACTTCTCCATTCTGCAATATGTGCTTGCATCTTTTTCTTATTGTTAGAAGCTTCTAACCATAAGGTAGATTGCGCAGCTTTCGAATGATAATAGTTTCCACTATCTAATATCTCCAGCTTAATGCAAAAAACTTGATTTACTGCAATCGGTTTTAATGCTTTTAATGCTTCATCCAAAGCGATAGCCAAAGCTCCACTCTTACAATTATTTGCCCTAAATTGGCTTATAACTTTATATGCAGTCTTCTTATCCATAATCTTAAAGTTTTAAATTTCAACACCAAAATTCTCTGCAAATATCTGAAGCATTGTCAGCTCCAAAATAACTTTCTTTGCCTCGTCTTCACTCATATCATAGCATACTGCAAAACGCTGACGTAACGTAGCACAATCCATATCGTGACGCTCATTTAAGAAAGCTATCATATTTCTTACTAATTCTTTGATATTCATTATCTTAGACAGTTTTTGCGGTGTGTCTCACCTTTTTTATTATTTATACTTTTCAATTGTATTAAAGACATTATCTAAAGCCTCATCGCAATATGCCGTACTAGTTACACATGCGCCTCTAGAAATCGCCTTGTAACAATCTCTAAGACCAAGCAAACCACCAATAAGCTTAGATGCATCATAGCAAGTAAACTTATTCAAGTCCAATGCATCAATAGCATTAATACCATTTTCTGTAATAACACCTTTAATATCATTGATGAACTTCTTCTGCTTTTCGGTAATCATCTTCATAACAATTGTGCTAGTTTTTAACGTGCTCGCTCTGCACTATCTTGCAAGAAACTTGTCTTGCGGCAAATCTTCAAGTACCTCTTAAAGACATTGCAAAGATACGAAATAATTTTCTAACATGCAAATGTTTTATGGTTTTTCTTTATTTATTTAACCTTTCTTTACTTATGATGTTTCTATATTGCATACATTAACAATAAAGGCAGACTTTCACAAGCCTGCCAATACATATAAAGAAGATAATACATTATTATATATAAATTAAAAAGAACATTATCTGTTGTCATACCTGTAGAGTATTACCCTACTTTGTGGAAATACCTTATATATACGCTCTAAGTCTTCGGGTGCATTATCCCTTAGCCATGCAAAACAATCCAAGTCCAAAGACAAACCGCCTGACGCATTCCCAACCTCTGCATTCTCCGAGCGCAATGCTCTGGAGTACATTATCGGCTTAGGCAGATGCCGATGTTTCATATATTGCAAGATTTGCTTTTGAGTAAAATCAGCAAGAGGATAACAATTTCCACCATGAATGTAATTTTCATCCTCATACGACTTCAACATAAGGCTTCGGTTCATCGAGTCTGCTTTCTTCATACCAAAGAATACGTATTCTATTCCGAAACGCTTTTTTAAGGCTTTTACTACCATAGAAAGATTAAGAACCTTTACTTTTGGATTCGGAACGCAATAAACTCCATAATGAAGATTGTATGTTGTATTCCAATGTGGTATCTGCTCGAACTCTATCTTCGGGTATCTAGCCTTCAGCCAGTTTATCCATCGTTGTATATGCTCTAAGTCTTTTACGAGATACATAAATACACATACTATGCGCTCAAACTTATCATATAATAAGTCCAATGTAACAATGGAGTCCTTGCCAAGAGACATCATAACGATACAATCCTTACTCTGTTCACTAGCCATATCAATTACCATATTGGCAACATCTATGGGATTCTTCCTCACTACAAGAGGCTTTACTCGCTTGCGTCCCATATTACAACAAACCTAAAATCTGACTTCCGGAAATACGCATAGAGTTAGCGGCTTCCATGTGCAACATATCACAGAAAATCTGCTTTTGTTCAAAACTTTCGAAATCAATGAATATGAAGTTATCAATATCTTCCTTTCTTTTCTTTCCGACATCAGTACAATGCTGTTTCTGATCCTTGACCTCTTCCTTTGTCATCTTTGGCTTAGCTGCGTGCTCGGCCACTATCTCTTCAGATGTTTTTTCGATGTTGGGTAATTCGGTCATTGGCGTTGGGGTCGTAACTGAAATTATAGGTTCATTCAAGAAATCCTCGCTAAAGTCATCCATGCCCGAATCCTTCAATGATGCTTCCAAATCATCTTGCAACATCTTGATTTGTTCAGTATCCTGTTCCGTGAAGCCAGCAGCCTTGAAGTCTATTTCATCTATGCTAAAGTTCTTGGCAACCAAGTTGTAATCTATCGGGTCTTGCGACTTCGCCATAAACAACAATTGCTCTTTCTCGGTCTTTTCGTCAAAATCAACGGCTTCTACCTTGATGTCATAATCAGTTTCGGGAGTACCATCATAACCTTGGATAAGGTCAACGCTCATCACTCGTTTATGCCCATCTATGAGATTTCCAGTTGTCTCATTCCATTGAATACCTCCAATGAGACCAACTTTCTTAATATTGGCTTTTTGCTGTTTGATGTCCGCATCGGTATGTACCTTCGGGTTGCAAGGGTTCAAGTTTATTTGAGACCTCTTGATTATCTTTGTTTCACTTCCTTTTTTCATTTCAGTTCCTCCTTGTTTTTATCAGCTTTCAACAGAACTATCCTTGCCATTGGGAATACCTTGTATATTTTCTCTAAATCTGCCGGATAAAACTCTTTGAGAAATTTCTGATACTCAATATCCTCAACATCAACTCCTGAACTTTGTTTATTCGTTCCATTTGCTTCTGGGTTCTTTAAACGATGGTCAAGAATATAATCCATTATTTCCTTGTTTTTATATGTAGATAAAGGATAGAATTTCTTCGTCTTCCAATTGATAGCTTCCTTTCCATCCGTATAACTTCTAAGCATAAGCCGTCTGTTCAAAGAATCGGATTGTTTAAATCCATAACAAGCCCACTCTACACCAAGTCTCTTCCTGAGTTTTTCGGTTATATCAGCTAAAGTCCATTGTCTTTGCTTAGGGTCTTGTTTTATTCCCATATATCCGGTTTTTATATCATAAAATAAAGCATAATGAGGAACTTGAACAAACTCAATGTTCGGGTACTTGGTTTTAGCGTAATTATAGTAACGCATAATATGTTCCAAGTCTTTTACTATATACATGAATACTACCACAACTCTCTTGAACTTCTTGTAGCATAAGTCAAGCAATACGATAGAATCCTTTCCACTCAGAGAATGGAAAAGTAATATACTATCTGTCTCCTTGGAAACATCATCAATGATTTCTCTTGCTCTTTTTAGTTCTTGCATACATTATTCTCCTTAAAAACAAGGGGTGAATGAAAGTTAATTCATTCTACCCCTCTTGACTTTTAACCTCTTCTAAGTCTGCGGTTTACACGTTCTGTGACATTATTTGCTGCTGTACGAGCTGCCAATGTACGCATAGCACCACCATAAGTAGTTCCTTGTGCGCCAGTGTTTCGGTACTCAACATTTCTGCCACGTTCACGTCTTTCACCAGCCCTAAGACCAGTTGTACGATTTGTTACCGCTCTCCATTGAGAATAACGATAACCTCTTGATGCCTCTGACATAGTTGTAACGTTTTAAGTCCACGAATCATAAACTACTCCCCTTGGGGAATTATCTAGGCTCGGTGGACTTACGCCCACCTACTTTAGAGTCGTTTCTGTTACCTTGTCAATAACAAAGAAGAAAAACAAAGGACGCTCTTTTTCCTTTTTAAGCTCCAATGCTTCGTACATTTCATCCAAATCATGGCTATCATACTTTTCGTGAAGAAAATCAATATCTTCTTTCATAACGATACAAGTATCATTTACCAAAACATCACAATCAAGATACCACGAGTTGTTATAATCATGGAAGTGGATTGTCTTTACTACTCGCAATGGGTCAACAATACCCTCCTCTTGCGCTTTAATTACATCCTCTTCTTTACCATGCTTTTTAAGGAACTCCAAAACATCCTTGTCAAACAAACGACCAATATAATGGTCTGTATAGGCTCTATACTCAACCTTCTTCTTGCCTTCAAGAATCTCCTTGGCATTCTTTCTTGTCATAATCAAGTTAAGAACCTCAATAGGTTTGGCTGGCTTGAAATCGGGATACTTCTCTTTAAATGCACTTACCTGCGCATCAAAATCTTCTTTGTTATTACTCATAATTAATTATTTCAAGGAACGCAATGCAAAGATAGCATAATTCTTCCATCCAAGCAAATGCGTTCGGGTTATTAAACTCACTTTTAATAAATGGTGAAAATTACTTGTTCTCTAAAGGTTTGGTTGCCTTATTAATTTGCATCCGTTCCTTTTTGCTAAACATATCATTGTAATTCTGAGAATCATCAATGACAAACTTTTCTTCTTTCTTCATATTCATATCTCCTATATGTTTTAGATAATCATTCTTAATCTTTCTCCAGCAATGCTCGCATCTTGAAGACTTCGTGAACTCTGTCGGCTCGCAAGGGTCAACATCTTTCAAAGAATCAAACTCATGTGGCAGTACCTTAAACACGTTCTCAAAATGTTCTTTATTGTATCTTAAAGCTTCGTCACGATAACGAAACCAAGTACAACATTCTTGAATGCTTGTGTTCTTGCTGAAAATCAAATATGCTTTATTCATAATCCGATACAGTTGTTTCGGTGTGTCTCACCTTTTTATATTACGATGCAAAGATAAGAATAACACCTTAATTTTGCAAGTTTTTTAATGCTTTTGTTTCCGTATTTAAACATGTTTCATATATCGAAAGAACTTTTAATCCTTCATCACCTCAAAATGGGCATCCATAGCCTCAACAATATTACATAACGTATCAATATCGGCATTAAAACGCCCCATCTCAATATTACGAATGTTGTTGGGCTTATAACCGGACTTTTCTGCCAGCTCCTCCAATGTTATACCACTAAGTTCTCTAACCTCTTTAATCTTCTGCCCCATTATATAGCGATAGAGATTTCGATTACGATGTTTCTTGTCATCATCGGGGTTTCTTCTTTGCTCTAAATAAGCAATTTCAAAGTTCCTTACCTTCAGACAATTAACCATGTTACCAAATATCTTATGCTTAGGGGGAAGAGGAAAACCATCGGCATCTTCTTTTACAAGTTCTATTTCGCCACCTTCAGTAGCTTGTATGTACTGAGCGAAGCGCACCGCATCATCGTAGTACATTTCCGTAAATCTTTGTATCATATTTTAAGAATTTTCTGCAAAGGTACACAAAATAACTCACATTTGGTCAAACTTGAAACATACAAATAGGTTTTATTTGGTATTTTTAAGACTTCGCTGTACTTTTGCACAATAGGAATAAAAATAATTTAAATCATATAATTATGTGGGTATATAGCGAAAAACAAAAGACGTGGGTCAACCTTGAACAAGTTCAGCGAATTGCTAGCGATGGGCAAGGTGGGTATCTGTTAATCAGTCAAGATGGCAAGAAAACATCCGTCGACCAAACTTGGTATGACAAGGCTATGCGTTGGGTTGACCCTGACTGGTGGGAGAAACACCCTAATGGCGGTAAGGACTCCTTGAACTTCGAAGATGCTCTGAAGGCTATTATGAAAGCTACAGGTGCAAAAATGGACAAAAAGGATAAGGATAAGAAAGAGGGGGAAGATTAGTATTTCCCCTCTCTCTAAAGAATCAAGCATCGTTCTTCGTCTTTTTTATCAATTCCGTTACATATTCAACAACCTTTTCGTTTGCCTTATTGATATTCGTAAAGTCCTTTTGAATATAAATATCAGTAACTTCTAACTGCGAAACGTGATTGAGTGCTTCATGAATTGTAACCCAAAGCAATGATTACAGCCTTCAGTCTTTCGTATGCACTATTCATAACCTAAAATTTAATACGCAGTAAGCGCATGTGTAACTTAATTTATGTAAACATTTAGAGCTTAAAGATAATAAAGGTTAATATAGTATATTTAAGCACTATTTTATTTGCATGTTTGCAATACTTTTCTTATCTTTGCACTCGAAAACATTAAATATGTTGCAAATATACATAAATATATCGTAACTTGCAAGAAATTTAATATATTTTTTGTAATATTACATAAAAAGGTGAGACACACCATAAAAACTGTAGAAAGAATATGTCATTAAGCGAGATTAAGTAATTAGTATCAGTCGCATTTCAAGCGGGACGGATGGATGCCCAATTTGAAATGGGGTTGCGTTCCGACAGGATACGCAGAAAGGATGCCGAATGCTATCTCGCATCAAAAGGATTCGAAAAGCAGATGATTGACAAATGGGTCAAGAATAGGTTAATGAAAGAATATGTAGGTGATAGTAAGAACTCACCTAGATATTATTCTCTCAAAGAAATCAATGAACTTGTTGTTTCTTGTCAGATAAAGAAAATGATTATTTAAAATATACGACTATGGCAGAGAATAAGGCAGCGAAGCCTGTAGAAGGGCAGAGCGAAGAAATTAAGGATTATGAGTTTCGCCTCCTTGATGCGGATGAGATAGAAGTCCGTGTCGGTCAAGGTGGTAATCAGAAGTCACCGGACTGGTGTTCCTTGTTGCTTTACAAGGACGCAAGATGTGACATGAGACGATTAGATGAGAAGTTCGGCATCTATGGTTGGAAACGTAAACATGAGCTTATCGGTCAGAACCTCTTTTGTACGGTTTCCGTTTATAAAGAAGGCATCGGTTGGATAGATAAGCAAGATGTTGGTACGCCAAGTAACACTGAAGCCGTTAAAGGTCAAGCAAGTGATTCTTTCAAGCGTGCATGCTCTTGTTTAGGTATCGGTCGAGAATTGTATACTGCTCCCAAAAAGATATTCATCAACCTCAACCGAAAAACCGAATATTCTCAAAGCGGAAAGTTGAAGACAATTTTCCATGTTGGATATGTAGGTTATACAAACAGATGTATTGCCAAACTTATTATTCAAGATGAGAATAACATTGTGCGTTGGTATTGCGGCATGACAGAACAAGAAGTTCTTGAATGGATGAATGAGCAGAAAGAAGTATATAGTTACTCTGAACCAGCCCCAAAGAGCGAGGAAGAAAAAGACGAAAATCTTAATGAGCAAAAACAATATGCTTATCCACAATTGCAACAGGCTCAAATTTGGGAGGACGTAGATAGAGTTTGGAACGGATTCCCAGACCTTCAGAAGTCCGAAGAGTTTAAACGCAAATGTGCATTACGAAAGATGGAACTCGCACAGAGCAAGAAGGATTTAAAAGCAGTTTATGATGCTTATCCCGAATATCAAAAGAATGCAGAGTTCTTAGCTAAGTTGACACAATTTAAATCAAGATTAGTATGATACAATTGAATAACAGTGGAGTTCTTTATGAGGACTCCACACATCAATACTTTTATGATGGTCGTGAATTAAGTGGCATTACAGGTATGCTTCATCAGTATGTATTTCCCAATATGTACTCTAACGTAAGCGAAGAGGTATTGAAGAAAGCTGCCGAAAAAGGCACTATTATCCATGAGCAGGTAGAGTTGTTTGCTTCATTGGGTATTGAGCCAGCCTCAGAGAGTGTCAAGGATTTTGTCGCTTATATCAAGAAGAATGGATATGAGATTATAGGTAGCGAATATGTCCTTCGAATCGGAGAAGACCATGCAAGTGCAATCGACTTGGTGATGCACAAGGATGATGCACCGGACGATGAGGTTGAGATTTGGGATATTAAGGGTACTTATTCCGTTAATAAGGAGTATGTGCGTTGGCAGAACTCGATGTATAAGTTCGGTTTCGAAACATTGAATCCTCATCTGAAGGTTACACGTATATGTTGTATGTGGTTGCGTGATGACGAGAAGCGTGGAACAATCTGTAAACTCATCCCATTAGGCAAGCCAAGACCTGCTAGTGATGTTAAAGAATTGTTCCGATGCGAGAAAGAAGGTCGTTTGTATAATGATGATACAAAAACACCTTATTACATTATAGATAACGAAATCGCACTCAGGGACGTTCAAGAGCGCATTGCTAAATTGCAAGAACAGGAAAAGGAGTTGAAGGCAGCTATCTTTGATGGTATGTCAAATGACAACCTCACATCTTATAAAACTTCAATTTACACTTATTCCTTGAAGTCTGCTTCTGAGAGGGTTACGTTAGATACGAAGGCTTTTGATGCGGATGACGAAAAAGCTTACAACCATCTATTGAAAAAGTATAAAAAGGTAACTAAGGTAAAGCCTAGTTTGACCTTGAACAGAGTTGGATAATTTATTGTTTTATTAAATATTTTAAGTTATGGCTAATAGTTATAAAGGTAAGATTGTTGCTATTGAAGGCATTCAGTCTATTCAGAGACAAGGTAAAGAACCATTTGAAAAGAGACGTTTGATGCTTGATGCAACACGTTTCGATGGTTTGACAGGTGAACGTGGCTACGAAAAGCGCATCATCTTTGAATTCAGTGGTAAGAATGTACATGTACCGGATGGTTTTAATGTCGGGGATATTGCTGAAGTATTCTTTGACGTTGAATCATATCAAGGAACAAAGAAGGATGGCACAACAGACTGGTTTACATCTGTTCGTGGCTACAAGATGCAAAAGATTGAAGCACAGAACAATGCGCCACAAGGTGGCATGCAAGCTGCTGCTAATAATCCTTTTCCACCACAAGCTCCAGCTGCAGGTTCAGCACCAATTCCACCAGCACAGCCGAGTGGCACTAACACATCTGATGCGCCATTTTAAACTTATTATGGTGGAGAATTAATTTTCTCCACCTTTCATTAAAGAAAGATGGTATATAATATGTTGAATCCGGTCGAGCTTGAAAAGTTCGAGGAACGAACCAGGGCTATGATAACCAAAGCCAAGAAACTACAAGGTGATTATTATAATGAGAAGTTCTTTGTTGTTGACCTTAAAGAGAGGCAACAATCTAGGACAATCCAGCAGAATGCTTATCTGTGGGTAACAATCACTTACGTAGCTATCGAAGAAGGATATACTAAGGACTATATCGAACAAGAGTTCAAACGTGTAAATAAGGATGTTTTTCTTAGGGAGCGTGAGAATAAACAAGGCAAGGCCTTCCAATATTGGAGGCACATACCAGACCTTGACAAAGAAGAAATGTCTTTATGTATAGACCGATGGCTTCATCATTGCTCTATGGAAAGAGGATTATACATACCTACTCCACAAGACCATGCTTATATGGTATGGCAGACGCAGGTGGAGAGGCAAGCAGAATTAAATAAAGAGTTTTTATAGGATGCTTGGTGTTGTAGCTCAGTTGGATAGAGCAAATGTTTCCTAAACATTAGGTCGTGAGTTCAAGCCTCACCGATACCACATTCTCTAACATAAAAAGAAAGAATATGAAATCATTAACAGGAAAGTATTTTATCGTAGGTGTTCGTTATGAGAAAACTCTAGAAGACGGAACGAACGCTAAAACTACAGAGCAATATGTTGTAGATGCCTTGTCATGGTCAGAATGCGAGGCTAAGACTACAGAAGAAATGGCGGTATACACAAATGGTGATATGGAGATTGTCACTATGAAGAAAGCAGGTTTCTCTGAGTTGTTCCTTTCAGAGGTAGATAGTGAGGATAAATACTACGATTGCAGTATTAACATGATTACTATTGACGAAAAATCTGGCAAGGAGAGGAAGACCAAGGTTCGTTATCTTGTGCAGGGTGATACCATTGAGAAGGCTCGTAAGAATGTAGATGAGATTATGGGTAAGACTATGATTGATTACAATATTACAAGCCTTAAGGAAACATCAATCATGGATGTTTTCTTGCATATGGGTAAACCAAAGGAGTAAGGCTTTTCATTTTTCTTATTATTTAATTAGTTTGAAATCCCCCTATGGGGTGGTGCTGCTTAGTTCAATGGTAGAACGTCCGCCCAAATCGGAAAAAGGTTGTGGGTTCGACCCCCACAGCAGCAACTATGACTTTTGGTTTGATAAAGGATAAAGATTATGGGATATTATGATAGATTTAACAAAGGAGGAAAGAAGCCTAAACACCAAAGGAGCGAGAAGCAAAAGTGGGTTGACAAACTAGATAGGCTTATGTCGGTTTATATCCGCATGAGAGACTCTAGAGAGTTTCACTATAAGTACTTCAGATGTATCAGTTGTGGACGAATATTGCCAATCGACCAAGCCGACAATGGGCATTATTGCGGACGAACTCATATGAGTTTGCGCTTTGATACACGTAACCAGAATGCGGAATGCAAACGATGCAACAGATTCTCTTCTGACCATCTTATCGGTTATAGAAAGAATTTAGTAATGAAGCTTGGAAGATTGGCTTATTTGCAAAAGCATCCTCACGTTCCTTTAGATATGGAAGAAGTAAAGCGGCTCGGAGAACAACAAGTCGATTTACTGGAAGTAATGAAGCATCAAGCAAAGAATTGGTCGGTCTTTGAATTACAGGAACTCTATAAATACTATGCGGCTCTAATTCTGAAAATGAATGAAGAAAAAGATAATCAATAAGGTTTAAATAATGTTACAGCTTCAACAATAGACACTAATTTATTTGCATTATTAAATTATTCTTCGTACCTTTGCAATCGTCTTGGTGAGACACACCATAAAAACTGTAAGGTCATTTTTCTATTGGCTTTTGTTATGCATAAGACTTGTGCATTCCTATATAGTAACAAAAGTGATTTCATATTATTTGTGAAATGAAGTTTAAATTAAGACCATATCAAGAAGAGGCAAGCAAGAAGGCGGTTGAGTTTTTCTTGGATAAGAAGAAAAACTGGAACGCTCTGGAAGTGCTCCCTACTGCATCGGGCAAATCATTGATTTTGGCAGATATAGCTGCTAGGCTCAAAGATAAAGTGCTTGTGTTTTCTCCTACTAAGGAAATTTTGGAACAAAACTACAAGAAGTATTGTTCTTATGGATTTGATAATGCCAGCATCTATTCCGCTAGCTTTAAATCAAAAGAAATCAGCGATGTTACTTTTGCTACAATTGGTAGCGTGAAAGGACATCCCGAATTGTTTACTGACTTCAAGTACATATTGATTGATGAGGTTCATTTAGTGAAACCTGAATCCGGCATGTATAAGGAGTTTCTTGATAAATTAAAGAGCAAGGTCATAGGTTTAACCGCAACACCTTTCCGTCTGTATTCCTATCAGAACTATGGTAGCATACTGAAGTTTCTGACAAGAAGTAGAGACAAGATTTTCAAGGAGCTTATCTACTATGTTCAAGTTGAGGATATGGCAAAAAAACGGATATATCTGTCTTCCGAACTATTACACATGCCCACCACCACAATGGAACGAAGGAAACTTGCAGCTCAATTCAACTTGCCGTGATTACACTGACCAAAGTGTCAAGCAAGAATATGAACGTGTAGATTTGTACGGATGGCTAGTTAGTGTTGTTAAAAGATTGCTTAATCCTAAACGAGGTGGACAGCGTAAAGGCATCTTGGTTTTTACGAAGTTCGTTAAGGAGGCTCAGAAACTGACATATTCCATACCTAACTGCGAAATGGTCTGTGGCGAGACACCACCGAAAGAACGTGAAGCAATCATCGAGCGTTTCCGTAATGGTCAGACTAAGGTATTGGTAAATAGTCAAATATTGGTCGTAGGTTTTGACTATCCGGAGTTAGATACGGTCGTGTATGCAAAGCCAACACGTTCATTAGCGCAATACTATCAAGTCGTAGGAAGACTTCTTAGACTATCAAAAGGGAAACAACCTTGGTTTGTTGACCTCTGCGGTACTTATGAGAGGTTCGGGAAAGTTGAAGACTTGAAATTGCTAGACCTAAACGGCAAAGGAAAGTGGGTAATAATGAGTGGAAATAAACAATTAACAAATACATTCTTTTAAGATATGATAGTAAAATTAGACGAAAAAGCGTGTAGCTTGGATGCAGATGAATTGGTCGCTTTCGTACGTCTGTCATTTAATGCTGACAAAGACGGATATGTATATGGGAGCAACAAGGAATTATCGAATAAGATAGGTATGTCGGTGGCAAAGGTAAAAAAAGCTATTGAGGGGCTATTTGAGAAACAAATGTTATCTATCGGTAGCGGAAAAGTCTTTATTTGGAAGCATGAAGACAACATAGAATTTGCTGAAGGTGAAGAATCTAAACCACACAAGAACGAACCTGAACGAATAGCATTGAACAACGTCCCTAGTGTACAACAAGTGGATGATAAAGCAAAGAAGGTTTGCGAATATTTCAATAAGGTTATCGTTGGAAGAGGAATGCCTCTTGTTCATGCCCTGACTTCGAAGAGAAAGTCAATGATTAATTCACGGCTTAAAGAATATGGGAGTGAGCAGATGAAGTTGATGATTGACAAGGCGGCAGCATCTTCATTCCTTAATGGTAGTAATGGATGGATGGCGAGTTTTGATTGGATTATGAGACCAAATAATTTTGTTAAAGTATTGGAAGGAAATTATGATGATAGAAAGCAAGGGACTAATAAAGACGCAGAGCAAGGCTATTACCAAGAATCAGCCGACCTCGTGCAGCGCCTCAATCAACAGAGAAAAGCAACGAATATTCAATGAGTACGGAACATTCGATAACGTTCTAATGTCTTTCTCTCCATCAAGCCAAGTAGGTAGTAAGATGCCAATCGGGAAAGCTTTTAAAAGCAACGCACCAACACTTACCTATCTTGACTTGTGTTATGGAGAAGGAAGTGCAATAACATGGCTTGTAGCATGGGTTTCTGATGTCTATGGTATTTGTGGCTTTGTAAATAATGAGGCTACTGACAATATCAAGATAATGACTGCAAATGCTATAAAGGATGAGTATTATTTCCTTAATCTGAACGAGCTGATTACTTTCTTCAAGATGTTTATTGCCGGAAAGTTTGAGAAATTCTACAAGAAGCCAAATCCGCAAGTTATAACAAAGAGCTTGAATACTTTCTGTTCCCATCGTATAGATGCCATAAAAGCAGTAGAGGCAAATATACAGAAAGAGAAAGAGGCTAAAGAAGATGAGGCTATCAAGCAAAATGCCATCACTTATGAAGAATGGGCGGCAAGAAAAAAAGCTAAGGGCGAGGAAGTTAATATAGAACTTATCGAAGACGAGAAAGGCAACAAGATTTTTCGGGTAAAAGCTCCTAAAGCTGATGTTAGATTAGACTCAGCTTATATGATAGTCAAGAATACAACAAATGCAGATTTTAAGGCTATATGCAAGCTAAGAGAATGTTTCGTTAAGAAATATGGTATAGACCCATACGACTTGATTAGAAGTTTAGGGAATAAAAAACTTAGAGAATATGAAGAAAGAAGAAATTGTCAAGGCAATCATTAAGAACCTTAGAGATGTAAATGGCAAAAAGTTCCGCAAGGATGATGTTCAAGCCATTGTGAATTATTTCATAGACCTCACAAAGCAATCGTTGCGCAACAGAGACCGTGTTATGATACGCAGCTTTGGAACATTTGTGGTACGACATAAAAATCCCAAGCAAATTAATTGCGTGCGAACAGGAGAGAAAACGATGACAAGGGAGAAAGACCATGTGGCTTTCATTCCTTCTAATGATTTTGACTTAGATTCAATAGTATAAAATGGAGATAGCAGAAATAGAACAGATTATAGAGGCTTGCAACTTTGATGTTGCTAGCCAGACCCAAAGAGCAGAAACATTCAACGTAATTGACGCTATTGTAGAAATGCGCAAATACGAAGGTCGTTTCAACGCCAAACGTTGGGAATATGAAAATGTTAATGGACGTGGTACGATAGAAATATATTCTAAACTCGTTGCCGGAACTCTAGAGGACAAATTAGCAGAGTTTGCTATTATATTATTCTCAATGGCCAATAAGTACAAGATGAATGTCAAATCGTTGAGGCTAGACCCAGATTCAATGAGAGACCGTTCCTTTGAAGACTTGATGATGTCTATGCTGAAGATTGAAATGACACATTACCGAGTGTTCAAGAAGATAATAATCTTGATTGGCATGCTTTGCGGATATTGCATGATGAATGGTATTGATTTGTTGTGGTTCGTTAACAAAAGACTTTTGATAAACATTAAATAGGCTAAAATATGAAGAAGTTAAAGTTAGTTTTTACGAGTACGGATTTCGCATCTTATACGAAGAGTACTATGAGTATGTTATGCAAGGTTCTTTTACGAATTCCTTACCTTGTACTTGTAGGCATAGTTAGTACAACTTGCTGGGTTGCTAAGTGTATTGTAAGGTTCTGCAAGGAGTACACAAAGGCAGCGGTAATTATCGGTTTTGTTCTTTGCTTTATGGCTATGTTTGTTGAGTTTGTCTATTTTAAGATTCAACTTGCAAAGAGTTCGTATCAGACAAGTGAACTTATAAAGCGGAACTATGAGCTGGAGCAGACCGACAGATACGATTTAGGCTTCCATGATGCAATGGCAAAGAACAGAGAAATGCTTACACAAAAGATTGAACCATGACAAACGAATTCAATGATGCGTTTACGAGAGCACAAGCTTTGCAGAGGAGGTTTAATCCAGCTTACATGAACTCCTTTTCGATAGCAATTAAATATGATAGCTATTACGAGGAATACATGGAGATTGAATTGAGAACAGATAATGATAAGTTCTTTATTTCTACATTGACATGCGTTTACGAAGAGGATTATACACTAAGATTAGACGAATTAGAAAAAACAATAGATAAATTATTAACAGATGAAGACAATGAATAAAAAAGTTATTTTTGTAAGCCTGTTGGATATTATAAGTATTCCATCGGGTAACGAGCATCCTGTAGATATTACGGATTTTCAGCTAAAGCACGATTTCTTTAGAGCGTTGCAAGCAGATAATAATATAGTCCGTGTCAACATCTTAGGATATGACAAGAACCAAGTAATGTATTCAAGCGATATAACATTCAAGAAAATGGTATCGGTTATTTCATACGAAATTGCTATGTATACAGTTAATGCGGTAGTTCCATATTGCTCTACTGATAATATTGATGATACTTTTGTTGATGCTGCAAAAAGCACCGAGAGTATAGAGTTTCTCAAAGACAAATCTAATTGGCTGATTATTGGGAACGATAATCTGGCTGATAAATTTGGTGTTGACAATATAACAATGGAGAATTTCGTCAATGGAAGATTTAGTGAATATTCTGAAGGAGCTAAGGCAGCAGAAAAGAGATAAACATATTAAACCGGAAATCTTGACCTTAGCAACCATAAAGAATAGGTACGGAAAAGACCCGTTACCTGAGTTGCGCAATTTATGGGCAAAAGGACTGGTTAAGAATTGTAGAACTTTAAATGATTTAGGCTTTATATACAATGGATAAGGAGTTAATAAAAAAGTTAGTTGCACAAGGCAAGGCTTATGTACTTGACTTGCGAGGTGGTAGCGTTCCTTATAAGGAAGGTAATGCAGCGGCAGTTGATTTTTACTGCCCACAAGATGTAGTGTTGAATATGCCTTGGGTGAAAATGGGTAGAGGTCACATCAACCTACATTTAGGAATTGAACTTCCTAAAGGTGTTGGCTTGGATATTCGTTCACGTTCTGGCTTTACTGACAAAGGTATGGAAGTTGATGTGGCCTTTATTGGCAAGAACGAAACACAAGTTGGTTACATGACTAATGTTAGAGCGGACATTGATATTTGTCTAGGTTTGGTCGATGAAGACTATAGAAACGATATTGGTGCGCTTTATAGAGTTAATTCCGACCGTTATATGCCGACAAAGGATAGCAAATTCAAACTAGATTCAGATTACGAATATTATGTTTTCGTAGTCAAGAAAGGCACTCGTGTTTGCCAGGGCGCATTCCGCAAGGTAGAAAATCCAGATTGCATACTTGGAGAGTTGAATATGGAAAATAATCGTGGAGGAGGATACGGACATGGTGGAACAAAATAACAATGGGTGTTGCGAATATGCTAACAAGTATATCTTTGTGATAAGACGTTTGGCAGACATGATTGAATGCAAGGATAATGCCGCTTTCGTATCATCTCTAAGGGAGGACTTCGGAAAGCTCGGATTATTTTCAAGCGCAGCCAATTTCCTTCGTCTTATGTATGAGATACGAGCATCTTCTAAAGACAAAGAAACCTTACGAAGCCATATCCGCGTAATGGCGATGGAAGCCTTGCTTACGCTCTCTTGGTATATTGTTTCAGATTATAACGACATCATCGAATCGCAAATCGAATTGTTCAAAACCAAAAATAAGCGGTATGGAAACGCATTTTCGGAATGTTTTGCTAAAGATGGTTATCCGTATGCCTTCGGTCATTTGCAAGAGAAGATTAATCGTATTTGCTCTTTGCTGACTTTGAACGAGGATGCTAAAGAAGAGCCTGTCCTAGACAGCTATAAAGATTTATTGGGGTATTGTATTTTAACGCTTATCGAAATAAAATGAGATACCGAATAACAAGAATAGAAAAAGTTATCAATGGGCAGAGTTCGTACGAGCACTGCTCGTTGATAGTTTCTAACATAGAAAAGTTTAGGAAACAAATAGATGCAGACGAGGTTAACTTCGTCTATGAAATGTTGGATTAAAAATAGAAAAGAATGAAAGAACCAGACATTGAAATGAATCTAAAGAAAATCATGGAACGCATAAAATGGATTAGAGAAACAAAGGCCATCTTATCCAAGGAAGAAATAAGTCTTTCCATTCCATTGATGCAAGATTTATCGCAAGTAGGCAATATTTACGATAAGTTTATGAGCTATCATGCCGGACGAAATTCCACAATGGTACGCAAGCAATTTATCTTTGTTATTCTTTATCTTTATTCTCCTAGTGCCCTTGGCGGTTCTAAGATGAGAAGAGGGTTAAGAGAAAAAATCGCTAAGGTTTTGGGGTGTACATGTTCTAATGTAAGCCATGATTACAAAAACATCAGTTTCTATTATGTTACTTACCGAAGTTTCCGTAATGACGTGAATGAGATATTGGATAAGCTCTTAATAGATTTAGGTTTAAAAGAGATAGGGGAAGAATAACTTCCCCTACCCTTTTTAAAGCAATCGCAACTCTTGTTTAATACCAAGCTTTTTTGACTCTTTATTAAAGAATTCTACTTTACGTTTTACTTTATCTTTAAACTTCTCGAACAATGCAATTAAAGCCTCTTGCTCGGTATCAAAAAGCTCTTCTTCTCTAATTGTATGCTGTACGGTTCGTTTACAATGGTCGGGTTTGTATCTATAATCTATCCACCAACCCGATGAATTAAATTCGTTCCCCTCAAACCAAGATACGTTGCAGCATCCCTTTACTATACAGCGTTGTGGGGCATCAAACCATCCATCAATATACCAAGCAATATCACCATTCTTATATTTGGGTATTGGTCTTTCCTCTTTGTTCGTATATTTATATTTCTTCATATTCTCTTTTTTATTACTTATAGAAATCCCTATTATAAATACCTGAAAGCCTTTGCATATCTTCCTCTGTTATGGAGTATTTGTAGTTTAACTGATATTGAATATAGTCTCCATACTCCACATCTTTACATGGGAACAGCTTTCCGTTATCAATTCGTTTGAATATTATATTATAATCTGTCCTCACTCCCTTGTTAATAATTGAGAAGTGACTTCCTACAGACTCTCGTTTATCTATTACTTCATACCAAAAAGTTTTACCTTTATGAGACCTATCATTAATACCCATATAAGCAAAAATTCCTAATATAAAAAGAATAAATAAAAGCTTAAAAAATAGTTATCTTTTTCCATACACTTAACTCTTTATTATTTTTAAATACTTCAACTTTGCGAATCGGTATGATTCATACACCTCATCTACATTCACACCTGTATTAAAAACAAGAATACATCCTTTGTCATCGTAGAACCCAAGGATAATATACTTTTCTTCTACATACCCTGCAACGCCATACCTACACCTCCATTCCGTGATTAAGGTCTAGACCAAAAAGAATGTTTTGTAATTCAGACACATACTTTAAACCTTCTTTAATAGTACTTAAAATATCATCTTTTTTAAACCCTACTAAAATATCGTAAGTATAGTCATGATTTTCATAAGCCCATACTTCTTGATGATTATTTAAATCAAGTTTATAATATATTTTAGTCTTTCTCCAACCATTCTTTTCTAGAATTTCTGAAGTAAGAGGAATTGGCTTAATATCTTTGTAATTTATAAGAGCTAAATTAAGTGCAGATAAAGACCTAATATTCCAATGCCCTTCATCATCTTTTTGATAAACCAAGTCTCCTGGAATGTATCTTAATTTATTCATATGTTTTATTCTTTATTATTCATTATAAGAGCCATATCATGCACTTTGTGACACATTTGGCAAACATCTTCAAGACTCCTTGTGTCCCAATTATAGTACATTCTTCCGTGGTCTTCGGTTATTACTACAACCTGTCTGTCACGTAGGATTCGCCATATCATTTTCAACTTCTGTTTCATACGCTTTACTCCTTAACTTCTTCAAAGATTACATTCTTATTATCCTTACGTAGTTTAGAATCGCATGGGTATTTCCTCCAAACTTCACAACCACTATTGCCAAAAAAGAAACAACCATAGCAAGTTTCTTCCTCGGTTTCAGTAATCTCCAAGACTACTCTTTCTCCAACTTTAAACTCTTTCATACGCTTAGTCTTTTATATATTCATTCACTTCATCCAAAACCTTTGTCAACAGGTTCTTTAGAATCTTCAATTCATCATTTGAATATGTAGCTATTGGATAACCATCAAGGGTAATATCACCACAACTACGACTTATCTTTAACGAGTGTTTATTTTCTTTCATTTTTTACCTCGCTTTCTATTAAAAAGTTTCTGACCATACTCCTTTGGTGAAGTTGTATTGACTACAAAATTATCAGGAAACTTTGGTGCTATTTGATAAAGGTAACACCTATCAATATCACGATATATCATTGTTTGCCTCCTTTCTTGATTAAATCAAGTAAGTCTTCCACGAATGCCCAATCAGTAAAAGTATATGCTCTAACTCTAATTTCCCACATTTTTTGATATGTGTAGCAAACAGTTTCATTTAACATAGCGTTCATATTACTATTCGCTTTTGAGAATGCTAGAATCTTTCCGTTATCATTTCTAGGAACTTCGCTAGCAGGACGAAGCAATTCATTCAAATCGTTCAAGAACTCATTGATAGCCCACTTAGCACCTAGTCCAATAGCTTCTTTGATGTCCCCCTCATAGAACATTTCTTCCTTTTCATCATTGTTGAAGACTATCTCTTCGCCATTTAACAGAAATCTATCTTCATAGATTTCTTCTTTGGCAGCTTCTATTTTCTTATCGTCTATCATAATCAAATTGTTTTAAGAAAGTTGTAGAAATATCCAACAGCTTCCATTATTGTATCAAACTTTTTATCTAAGGAACTTTGTATACCATCTTTTTCAAAGGTAATATGAAGTTCTACTTTATCTTTCTCCCAAGTAGCATTGCTAATTCTCCAGTATCGGAGGTTATCACTCTTAACTACTTGATTGAAATCTATAGATGGGACAGATGTCTTTCCTCCTATTAATTTCCCTATATCCATATCTAGCCCTCCACATCTTCAGTTGTACCTAATAAATGCTCATTGCCTTCGTAAGGAATACATTGCCTCCAACAACGACCTTCTATGGATACGTAGTGGCTTTCTTCTTTATAACTAAAGAAACTTGCTTTCCACCTCTCTGCATTAATATCTCTAATTAACACCTTATCAAATGGTTTCAGTTCAACCTTTGGCTTCAAATCCACAATCTGTTTCTTCTCAGCATCCCAAGCCTTGCCTTCCTTTTCGAGAGCGTCAAAGAGAATTATTTGTTGAGTCTCTGTGATAGGCTGTATATGCTTGTCTTCAAATGATAACCAATCTTCAAATTCCAAGGTGCTCATATCATTTAATACATAATATTCCAGCTTCTTAGATAAATAGTCTATACTTTTGACTATACCATAAGTAAGATACCCCATACCCGAGATACAAACAATGTCCCCATCCTTAAACTCTGGCTGGGTTTTCTCAATCTCCAAGGTTTCACGATTGAGTTTACTACCCAATTTTTCTTCGATGGTGTTGATGCAGGTCTGAGCTTCTTCTTTGTTTGCTTTGTTGAAATCAGAAGTTAGTAATCGTTCTTTTTCATAGAACTGTTCTGTATCATTATTCTCTTTCCAAAGATAATATTTCCCTACGAAAGAGCAATATGTACCATCGACAAATCTTTCAAATATAATATGTACATCCCCATCTTTATTAACCAAGACATCGCCTTTCTTCCATGCGAACTTAGACCAATCACGCATTTCCTTTGAAGGGAATAATAACGGCTCTGATCCATCGTAATCATAGAATCTGCCACTACTTAAGAATAGTGATGTTCCTCCATGATGTTCCACAGCTATATAACCGCCACTTACATGCGAAAAAAATACTTCACTAAACAAAGGAGAATATAGCTTCGTATTTGCTGGCTTATCCTTTAGGATTTCCACTATATTAATCTCAGTTTCCATAACTAAACCAATTTTTGCGTTAAACAATACTGGTAGTAACTCATACTACCAACGTTTTTTGATATTTTTGGCAGCTCACCATCATAAGGAGTGACTTTCAAGCCATCAATGAAATCAGCATTCTCAGTTGATACCTCGGTATCATGCTCATTCATAAACACCTTTTGCGCTGTCGTAGAATGGCTTTCAGCTCTAAGCTTACCGAGTGACCGCCAAACCTGCTTGCTATGGATGAACAATCCATGCAGAGGAATAGTTCTTACTTCTACTTTTGTTCCCATAACCATTAGCTTGCTTTATATAGATTGAACCATACCTTGTTGCTCTGCTTATCCTTATAAACATTACCTTCAAGGTCAAAATAAACACGCCTCTTTTGATTGAACTTCTTTATCATTGGCTGATTATCTTTGTATGTAGTTACATCATACTCAACCAATGAAGAACCACGTTCATTCTTTGTTGGAGGATAACCTGATTCTCGTATGAAACGTACCTCAAACTCTTTATTTCCAATTTCAAAATTTGCTGTAGCCATAACCTTTATTTTATACTTTATACATTTATTCTCTATCTAAATAAAACGGGGAATATCGCAATACTCTCATTTCTCTTCTCATATAAATCTCAGCTAAACGAGCAGCTTTATAAAGCTCAATATATGGCTTATCTTTGAGATATTGAATAAATTCGACAACAGAATATTCTTTCTTTTCCATAACCTTAACCATTTAAAGATGATAATAACTATTTGATACCCTTGCGCCCAAATCGAAGCATCCCACTGCATCCGGCTTTAAGAAGCGTTTCTCTAACTTCTCCAAAGCCACTTTATACTTCTGCTCCATGTGCTTGCAATGAAGTCTCTGAGCTAATTTAAGTTGCTCGACAACACCCTTGCGAGCAACTCTATATTGTTTATCGGACATCATAGCCTTATTCGTTCACATAGTTGATTACTTGCTCTTGACCTTGCTCATGCAAGTTATCGAAAGCGTCTTCTATAACTTTAGCTACTTGGTCGCCATTAAGGTTATCCAGTATTTCTCCAGCTACTTCAACCATCTTGTTTATAGGTAAGGAACTGAACTTTTCTACTAAAAAGTTCTTCTGTTCGTTGATGGTCATATCATCGAACAAGTCCGACAAATCTACTTCAACTTTATATTCTGCCATAATTTGAAATTTTAAAAGTAATTAGTTGTACCACACATCATTTGGTATAAGAGCCAATTTCCATCCATACTCTAGTTCATACCTTAATATTTCAAGGTCGTGACTCATTACAGATGAAAGACCTACAAACTTATTTTCGTACTCCATATCCAAACCATTTAGTTACCATACTTGTAATGCAAATAATTATCCTCTGAGCCGAAATAAAGCTCGGTATCGCTCATATTTGCCTCCATCAAGTCATTCTCTACATCTTTATAAGAAGGCACGCAATCCTTAACTCTTTGGCAGAACAAAGGATATTTTGAAGACACGTCTTCTCCGTCTTCATTATAGATATTAATCTTATCTACATTGTAATATGGATAAGAAGAAATATTTCCATATGAATGGATAACCTTTCTACTCTTAACGGACACCACGATTTCAGCAGGTTTGTTAATAGCATCAAACTCGCAAGTAAAATCATCAAGCTGCGCCTCAAAAGCCGCATCATTAAACTTTTCAGATAAGTTTTCAAAAAACTTTTTCATTTTTTTATTACAGTTTTTGTGGTGTGTCTCACCATTTTTAATTAGTAACCTTTATTTCTTAATTACGATGCAAAGATACAAAGAATATTCGAAATATGCAAATTATTTAATGTATTTCCTATAGCTTTTAACACTCTATAATAATATAAACAAATAATTTGCTGACGTTAACAAAGAAATCCCCACCACTACATTATTATATATAGTGATGGGGTAAACACCAAATGGTATTTTGCCTTTGGGCTATTTTTCTTCCTTATCTACGATTTCAACGAAATCTCCAATTCCCAAACGAGCCTTATTGATACATGATGCTATCCAACCTATCAGATAGGCAGATGGTTCTCCACCATGTTTCATTTCAATATTACCCTCGATAGCATCACAAGCGTGACTAGCCTCATGACAAATTACATTCATACGCATAGCCTTACTGCTACTGAATAAAACAAGAACGCACTTTCTTCTTGTTTCTCTTATGTGAAGTCCGTAATAAGTAAATCCATCACCATTTAAAAAATCGTACTTTTCAATATCCGTACCATCATTATTCAAGAATGCTTTCTTTGCATCCTCAAACTGCAACCCAACCCCAACACACAATAAGTGTGGGTAAATGGGCTGGTCGTATTCGTAATATCCTTTCTTCTTCATACCTCATCGTTTTTATGTTTCTCCCACCCTGCTTTTGAAAAGGCATACCAAGTATCACAAATGTCAAGAGCGAGCATGTTGCCTTGGTTAATACAAAAATCGCTATCAAAGCCTTCGATATGAACATACATCAGTGCTATAGTATCATAAGGAACGCTACGACCTTCAAGACAAGGGTTTTTAAAATTCTTAGTCTTGTATAAACTTGTAACAATTGGCACTTGAAGAACGTCTGAAATATTCTTAGTGCTAATCTCTATCGACTTCTTAAACTTCTTCATATTCTCAACTATTTAAATTTCTCAAAGTAGAACACAATTTGTCTATCAAAGTGCTCTTCGATTAAACCATAAGCAAGCGACATCTTTACTTGGAAAGAAGCCTTACCATTAAGCAATCCTTTAGCCTGTCTAGTAATCTCTGAACGAAATTGTTCCAAACTCATATCACGCTTACGAAGATTACAAGACCTGCAAGATGGCATATAGTTCTCCATGGAATCATCGCCATGGAATACGACAAATTTTCCCTCCTTGTCGCTCCACCGAGAGTAACAACCTCGATTTTTCGGAACAAGATGGTCAACCTGCATATCCTTATACTCTATACTCTTGCCGCAATAAGCACAATGCCCATCGTATTTGCGATATATTTTAAGTCTATCTTCTTTTTTCATAATCGTTAATTATGTAACCTACCAATATGCCACTTTGAGCAAACCTTGCATAAGTAAGGATGCCAGCTGGAAGCCTTCAACTTCGAATTCTGATTTAGAAACTCCCAAGCATCATCCTCGCTTTCATAAGCGACCTTCGCCTTCCAAGATTGACCTTTTCTAAACCAATGCTCAGGATCTGGATGCAAATGACAAGGAATACATTTATTTCTTTTCTTCATAACTTCTTCAGAAATTTAAGTTGAAACCCTTCTGCCTTTTTTATTCCTGGGTATAGTTCCTTTAGAACCTCCCATGCTCTTGTCTTGTGCCGATGCCACATAGTAACCGGATGCACACGCTCACCACTTGGTAATACATAGAAATCTGCCTTAATGGTATCAATATGCTCATAGTTTGCAGCTTTATATATAGTTCCCTTATTACCTATGGACGTATCGGCATAAGATATAAGGTACTTGATTTCCTTATGTGTTGCCCTAATATACTTATGCAAGAGAGATAGGCAAATCGTCTCGCTAAACTTTGGCATATCATCAGACAGCCACATTCTGTCAAATTCCCTCACTTGATGGTAATCCAACACTTCGCCCTTTTCAGTCTTGATGTGCGGTCGGATTCCATACCCTATTTGCATTGCACCCCTTATCTTATCCTTATACAATACCAAAAGATTCAAGCAACTATTCTTCGTTACCTTGTGTGAAAAGTGATGAGGAACTATGATTGCATCTGCTTGCGCCTTATCGCACTCCATCAGCTTTATTCCCTTTTCCTTGCATTCGTAACCGATAACAAATCCGCAGAAGCCTAGCACTGGAGACTTGTTCAACTTTCTTCTTCTCATATCAATGATACCTCCAAAAATAACGTTTGAAATTATCTAGCAAATGCTCTATACAAGCTTTGATTTCGCCCTCTCTTATGAATTGGTTGCAAAAATCTATCAATTCATCACGTACCAACCCTCGTTTTAAGGCTTCGTCTCTCATAGCTCTTATAAGAGCATCCGTTGTTTCTTTATTCCCATTTCTTACAACAGGATTGCAACAAAACACCTTGCACATATCCATAGTTTCAAAACAGACTTAACTGCCTACTCATATTCTTTAATTCGTTATTGGCAAAATCTACTTGACGCTGGTCTATTTCAAAGCCTATATACTTTCTTTCAAGGTTTACGCAAGCTCTTGCTGTTGTGCCACTCCCCATAAATGGGTCAAGAATAACATCACCTACATTTGTTGAGTTTCTGATTAGAATCTCCATCAACTTAACTGGTTTTTCGGTCTGATTGATCAATCCTTCTTTATCCCTGCGTTTGTTGGTTGGAATAGGAATACTCAGAATGTCAGATGTGCCAAACTCATTAATTGGCTTTCCACCTCCCTTACGAAGCATAATGATATACTCCTTTTGATTCATATAATACGTTCCACACACCTTAGTGCATTTATCCCATATTAAACACTTTGTGAAGTGAAACTCACTCCGTCCTATCTCATCTAGAAAGTGCATCAGATTATAGTCGTTACACATAAGATAGCAATGAGTCTTATCCTTTAGTACTCGATATAGTTCGTTGATATACTCCGAAATATCTATGTCATTACTCTTGAATATCTTACCTTTTCTAGTTTGAGAATCCGTCCAATATCCACTCATGCTACTGCGCCCACCTCTAGCTTGTACCGGATAAGCAACATCAGAGCATACTAGGTCTATACATTCATCGTCTAGCTGCTTTAGAAGCTTTCGGCAATCACCTTGATAAATTCTATTTAGCTCCATCATATCACCCACTAACTTTCATTTCAAAATAAACTGTCTTGCTTTATCATTAATTCATTTTCTATTCTCTTGTTTGCTTTATCGTAAAACTCTCTATTAGTTTCAAAACCTATAAAATTACGATTTTCTTGAATACACGCAATAGCCGTAGTTCCACTACCTATACAGCAGTCTAGTACAATATCTCCTTTGCAGGAATGCTTGTTTATAATGCTTCTGAAAAGACTAACAGGCTTCTGGGTAGGATGAAATCTCCCCTTATCACAACAGATTGGAAAGCTATATACTCCATTGTCATATTCACTATTAAAGATAGGATTTTTACCTTTCACCCCACACACAGCGACCTCTCTTGCGTTTGTGAGATAGTTTGTCTTACTATTTATTGGAACAGGATTTGTTTTTATCCATTCTATAAATCTAATTTGTTTAAATCCGACTTTAATCATCGCATCCTTTACGACCCCAATCTTCCACAAATCATAGAAACAAACTATATATCCACCATCTTTCAAGCACCTGTAGGATTCTTTTATCATAGAGCCTATATCAAATGCTTCCTGTTTATCCCAGTCTCCAAAGTCGATAGATATGCGAAATCTATCGGTATCTTTACCAATAGGAGCGGACTTTGCATAATTGGAATCCCTTGAAATTTCATATGGAGGGTCTGTGAGTATAAGCGAGACGGACTTGTCATCAATCTTGCTCATACCATCCAGACAATCAACTTGATAAATCTTATCTATCTCCAGCATATCCAAACATATCTTTTTGATTAAACATTTCTTCTTTGATTCTTTTTTGTGCTACCTTGAAATATTCCCCGTCTAACTCAAAGCCAAGGAAATTCCTGTTTGTTCGCATACAAGCCAGAGCAGTACTTGCTGAACCCATAAAACCATCAAATACCAAATCTCCTTCGTCCGATGATTTCAAGATGCATTGCATAAGCAAGGGGATTGGTTTCTCGTTCTGATGTACCAACTTATCTGATGGAACTCTATCAAAGTCCCACACGTCCTCCAAACGTTTGCCGTTTATGATTCGTCTGCCTTTATTCAAGTACAGGATTGGCTCGTAACATTGACCATATTGCGCATCTAAATCTCCAGCCGTATGGTTGTTCTTTCGCCAAATGAGCACATTCTTAATGGTAAACCCTGCGTTCCTCGCTTGTTGCATAAAAAAGTCCAAGGTCTTGGCACTACAGAAGATATAAGCAGCACTATCATCCTTCAAAATCCGGTAGCATTCGCTCATATAATCAATAATCAATTGCTCATTATCGTCATTGAGTATTTCCTTCGAAAAACGATGGTCGTCTGCTCTCCATCCGGTCTTATAGGAGATACAATATGGTGGGTCAGTAACAATTAAATCTACTTTCCCGCTCTCTATTTGTTTCATTCCTTCTATGCAGTCGGAATTGTATATTCTATCAAATTCAAGCATATCAAATCTCTTTTATAGCGTTAACATAAGCTTCATGAGCCTCTTCTTGCGTATCAAAGCAACCTATATATATTTTCTTTTTACCTATCTGATACTGCGCTTGCCATTTTCTTACACTCTTATTCCAAGTCACACCCAAGTATTCGGAAGAGGTTTTCTTTGCTATAGCAGAATAAATCACATTGTATCTTGCGGTGCAATACTCCAAGTTGTCTACATCGTTATTCGTCTTATCGAAATCCTTATGATTCACCATTGGAAACGCTTCTGGATTCTCCAAGAAAGCCTGAGCTACCAAACGATGTATATAAAACATCTTGCGCTTTCCGTTCTTGTAAAGCCATACCTTCAGATAACCTTTTGGTGTCTTGCAAGGTGCGATTTCCTTTAATTGAGACGTTCTCCCAATAGTAAAAACATGTCCCAGCTTGCTAACATAATACCTTTCGTAATTCTTTATAGGCTTTATATCACCAAGAAACCTTGTTATACTTTTATCTTTCATTGTTACCTCCTTTTTCAAAGAAACTTGAATATATGGCTTGCGCCTCCTTTGTATCTAGCAAATCAATATCATTGTAAAACCTTCTGTACACAACGCACAGCCTTTCGTCATTTCCGGTGTCTCTTGCTTTAGCTATTTGCTGACAAGATTCCATGAGAAATGCACTTATCTTCTCGTAACTTCGCTTCTGTGTCTTCTTTAGCATATCCATGCTTACAAAGGTTTTGTAGTGGATGATATGCTTTTCTTGCTCGTATTCTGTGAGTATAAGCCCTTCCGGAATAGCAAATACCACTCTTCTTGTCTTGTCATCACTATAGAGCTGAACTGCGCCTGTAAACGATGTATATATCTTTTGCAATATCTTGGCAATCGGTAAGTCTTTTTTCAAAAACCTTTCTGCAAATCTCTTCAGAAAATGAACGCTCATAGCAAAACAATCTTCGCTATACCCCTCGTTTCTACTCATAGGAATATACTCGTTGGTTTCCTTCAGATAAATGAACAAACCGGAAGCAAATACATCGCCATGTTTTACACCTACAACGATGAGATAATCGGCATTCGGTGTAGCAAGCTCAAAGGTCTTTGTTATTTGTCGTACGTTCTGCTTTCTCATTTCACGTTTAAGCTCATTAGCTTTTCGCATCTGAAACTCATAGATTCTTGTTTCATCTAAGTTTCGTACTCTACGCATCTCACCCGAAGTCATACTTGCTGTTATCATGCGCATTCCTCCTTTTTAATCTTTGACAACCAACAATCCCAGATTCTTGTAGCTACATTAGCCATCATAACAGGAGGAACACACATTCCGCAAGCAAACCAAGGTTTCATGCCATTAAAGTCATAATCCATCGGAAATGTTGATGCTAAAATCGTATCATGTACTGAAAGATAACTTGGATTATCATAATACACAAGTCTATCCTCCATTGCTGATATGGTATTGCATACCTTGTTCTTTTTGAGAAACATGTTATTGAACATAGAAAGACGATTATCCATCCGCTTGACAATATCACCGATAGAATTATCTTTCTCATTTCTATGCTCCCAATACTTCATCATTCCTTTAGGAATTTGCCTTCCACAATAGTCAGAGAACTCATCCAAGACAATTTCTTTCTCGTTGAAGTCCATATCTATCTTAGGCACTCGCTCGAACAAATCCTTTTGAACCATAAACGGCTCGCAAAGGTCTTTACGTAACCCAATAAAGAATACCCTAGGTCTGTTTTGAGGAACACCCATGTTACGTGCATTGAGAAGCCAATGCTGCAAGATATATCCGGCATCATTCATCTGTCTATAAATCTCCTTTACGTACTCGATGGCTTCACCTTGTAATAAACCTTGAACATTCTCAAAAACTACTACCTTTGGCTTTAGTTCTTTAGCGAGGTCGATTGAGTAGAAAGCCAAATCGTCAAGCCTTTGCGCCTTCTGACCTTCTCGGAATACTTTTTCCTTTCCCCAAGCCTTTTGGCGGTCACCTGCAATACTGAATACCGAACAAGGGAAACTAGCATCCAATATATCCAAATTATGAAGCTCTTCTTTCATAATATGCCCCCCATATTGATATTGGTAATCAACTCACGAATATCACAATTGAAAGCGTACTTGACATCGTGATTTTTCAAGTACATCTTCATAACCTTTGGGTCTATCTCATTACAGGCTACAACATCGTAGCCAGCTAGTTTGTAGCCAAAGGAACTTCCACCTCCACAACAAAAGCAAGACATCACCTTACCTTTGTCTTTTGTGAAATTAGCATCTTTTTTAGTCCATCTATAAGGGAACTTGTGCTCGTTTTTATACATTTATCTACCATAAAAAACAATCGTTAATAAAAACCGATGTATAAAAATAACCACAAGTAATATGGTTGTAAAAAAGGGACTCTAACCCTTGAATTTAGATTCTATTTTCTTCGGCAATGCGTCTTAAATAATCATCCGCTGCGTTATCGTCTATTTTCGACTTAAGAGACATTCCTGTGTTATATCCTATCATTAAGGACACATTCTTGCTCTTTTTCTTGTTCTTTCCATATCGCCAGCCAAAGACCTTTCCTAGCCAAGCTATACCAACAATACCATCTGATACTACTATTGTCGGAAACAAAACAAATACTTTATATATCATCGCAATCTAATTGAGAGTTAAAAATATATCTATTCTGATTCAACCAAAGCTCCACGTAGTCAGCCTTGATTTTCAGAAATTCTTCGTATGTGTAGCATTTCTGCTGCTTACCACCTTTGTTCCAATAATAGGCAACTCCTCCCAAAGAAAAGAAGTCTATCAAGTCCATTTCCTTTCGCTCCGGTTCTTCACGCTTTTTCTTTTGCCTATATCTACTTACAGCAAGCAATATGAGACAAACGCAAAGCAACATGGAAACCAGTATCTCGAATATCAACCTTACATCTTGCATCTTATTTTAAACAAAAAACACGAAACTACCGATTGCAAAGTCAAAGGAATAGTGACTCGGACTGCCTTTCGGTATAGTCCATCGGGTTTCGTGTCTCTAATATCTTATCAATTTCTTAAATCGCCATTTTATCCTTTTTTGTTCTGCGCTTGCAAAGATAAATATTATTTCGCTAACTTGCAAGCGTTTTAGTGCTTTTAATACTTTATTTGCATTATTTTAAACTTATCCTTTTTTGAAGTTCATTCCAAACTCTTCTTCCGTTACCTCATACATTACATCACCACATGCTACTCTTTGCTTGTCTTTTGCCATCAGCAATAAGTTTCTATAAGGTATCTCTTTCACGACTTCTTGGTAAGATAAATGCAGACTATCCATAAAAGATGCAATCTGTCCTAAGAGTGTATCGTTACCTATGGTCGTGGTTTTGCTATCATCCTTGCCGCACTCTTCGCCAAAATTGATAGCGTCTGAAAATCCTTTATAGAGATTAAGGAATAAGCCGTTTGTAAGCCATTGACAACCTCTTCAAGCGTTCCTTTAGATAATTCATCACTAATGGATTCATCGCCTTGTATGAATACGGACAACGCCTTGCAAGCATCATCCAAATTCTTAAGCATGCATAAGACTTCCGCTAAGGTCTTGCACTCTTCGAAACTATCAAGGTATTTAGCCGCCTTGACCAATTTTATAATTGTAGGTGGTGAAACGTAATAAGCCCTTCCATTCACGATTATCGTTACGGTGTCCTCTCCAAGAATTGCATCCGTAATTAATTTACTTGCCTTACTCATGGTTCTGAATATTAAAAAAGGGGAACGGCATTAACACCATCCCCCTCTATCATTTGTTGCCTATGTCTTATTCTTGTTCTACAACCGCAGAGCCTTCCCATTGGTACTCGCCAGCCACACCATCGATCTCGCTTTCCATAGCAACGGCAGAAATACCCAAAGTGATATTCTTATCCTGCTGGTCACCCTTGGCAACGATAGCCGCATTTGAGAAAACGATGTAGTTCCCTGTCTTGGTCTGAGCAACGATACACTTGTTGATATTAGCCAAATCTTGGCTAGAAGACCAACCTACTGCATCTGCCTCCGTTGTAGTCTCTTCTCCAGTTGCCTTGTACATCTTACCACCCTGCAAGTCTACCTTATTCTTCCATGAAAAGACACCAATAGAGAATGTAATTGTCTTAGCACCCTCATCGGTCTTGTCACGATAGTAAACCTGTCCGTTCAGCTCGTTCTTGTACTCGGTAACACTAGGGTCATCCTGAGAATATCCCCATGTTCCCTCATGGCTGTTCTTAACCTCTGTAGCGGTTTTCAACCATGTAGCCAACTCAGCAGGTGTATTTGCCTCGGTAAGAGGAGCACCATACCAAATTCTCTTGATTCCAATAAATGGTTTCATCTTATCTTACGTTTAATGTTTCAAAATCAATAGTAATGTTTGCGTAATGGCAACTCAACCTACTCTCTTGCTCTATGCCGTGGGAGCGGATAGAATAGCGATACCATACATCCTCAGCTTTTCCGACCTCACTGTCGGACAGGGTTTGAATAGCCTTCTTTAAAAGCTCGTTCAATTGAGGATTAGTCTCGCCCTCTATATCTTTGAGCAATATGTTTACCTCTATAGTACAATCGTTGAAATATGTCTTGTCTGCACTCATACGCTTAGGGATGATGACTATCATGCCATCATCGGGAATCTTCTCACTGACCATAGGTTCTTCCCCATCAAGTCCACCCTTTTTCAGATGTCCTTTCAGTCTTCGTTCCATTCCCATAAGCTCCAAGTCATCATAGATTACATGACCTGCATCTATTTCTGTTATCATCGCATATCCTCGATTTCTTTCTTGATATACTGAATACCCGAATCTATAACATCATATCCCCTAGAGGAAACATCTGACGCATATTCCGCTTTGTTGCCAAGGGTCAAGGTGTGGTCATGTACTTTACTATAGTTAGACCTTCTGAGATTACCTGTGCGGTTTCGGTAGTTTCCGTTAGTCTTATCAAGCTCAACGGATGTTTTACATAACCTGTCAAGAAACTCATCAACTTCCCTTTCTCCCTGCGCAAAGAAAGCGTCTAGCTTATCCTTTATAACATCAGACATAGATACTCATATAACCAAGATAATTGCACTTAGGGGCATTATAGACCTTTCCACCTCCTCGGTAACTTCCATCATCGGAATATACTTTGACTTCATCACCTTCGGAAATCTGGCACTTGTCACAAACAATATGATATTTCGGTGTATATATGCTACCATTATCGGTAGTGAAATGCTCGGTAGAGTTGTCATCGCACCGACAACGCCCCATTTCTTTCCATTCCTCAGAAGAGCTAATGACCTCGTTGTACTTGTTGACAACCTTATTCACGAACTTCTTCTTTAATATATGAGGGGAATATAACATAACCTAGACATTTACCAAATATCAGACTTATCCGTGATAGTGGAAAGCCCTAAAGCTGCCACCACTTCATTATCCGGAGCAACACCATATTTTCGGCAAAGCCACATATAGTATTGTCCTATTCTAGAGTAGTCCCAAGAGACAGAGAATCCATTTTCATTCACATTGCTCATATATGGGGCAAGCATAAGTTCCTCGATTACGGAAATCATCGCCTTGCCTACAACCTGGGAATTATCAGACGTATATTCTTCGTCAAGGTCTATACCTGACGATATATCTTCCAATTGGGCATCGGTAATGTTCCAAGCACGCAACTTCTGCGAAATGTATTCTCTTATCTTCATGTGACATCCTTATTTCTGAGCCTGACTCATAGCCTCAGCGATTTTCTTTGCAGCCTCCTGCTCGCTCTTAGTCTTTTCGTCAAGTTCTTCTTCTACATTCTCCTTTTGGGAATTCTCTTCGGTTGACTCGGCAGCATCCTTTTTTGAGGTTTTCTCCTTTTTAGGCTTGCTCTCCTTCTTCTCCTTCAAAACTTCCTTCTTAGGTGTCTCTTCTGACTTCTTTTCTTCTTCCTTTACAGGATTTTCTTTTCCATCATTCAAGACTTCCTTTTTAGGAGTATCTTTAATTTCCTTATCGTCTTTTAGAGGTGCAGAATGGTTATCATCCTGCACCTCCAACATCTTGCAAAGCTTACGTTCGATAAGGGAGTTCATGCGTTCTTCGTCAAAGTCCAAGATTGCACCAACTTCATAGATGGTGTTAAAATGGAACTTATCACGGAACGGACTAATTACCTCACCTCTCATAAGCCTAACCTACCGCTTGTGTTGAGTCCAAAGAGTAGATGGCATCAACGTTATTCAAGATAGGAACAACCATTGCTTGTGAGCTAGTGAACTCACGGAGTGGGTCGTTAGTAGAATAACGGCTAGCCAAGATATACTCATCGGCTGACTGATAAGTAACACCTGCAACTGGTCTTGTAGCTTCGGCTACGTTAGTCCAGAACAAATCACCAAGGTTATCATAGCATGTAAAGGTCATGTGACCCTTAGCCCAAGGGTTGTGTGTTCCCTTCTTGCCGTTAATCTCGGTCTTGATAGTACGGGCTACACGTACCAAGTTGGTCTGCCACTTATTTTTAAAGATAGACGCAATCTGCTCAAAGCTCAAAATAGGAATATTGCTATCACTATCAATTGCAATGCCTTGATTGAAGGCAAACTGAGCACGAACCTGCTTGTTCTTGCCAAGCAACTTAATTGTGTAATCATCAAGATAACAAGTAGTGATGGTATTTTGGTCTTCCATCGCCTTGTCGTAAACCAATTGGATGTCATCAAGAGGAGTTGCATCCTCTGCGTCCCAAGCCTTAACACCATGGCCAAACTTATTCTTCTCGGCAAAACCTACATCAACTCGGACACCAGTACCACCGGAACGAGTTGCCAAAGCTACACCTGTTGACAGTTCACTGAGGAACATATCTTCAATACGCTCGTAAACCGCCTGAATACAACGAGGAAGGTCTGCAAACAAGTTACGCAAAATCTGTGGCTGAGGCAAACGTTGCGCAATCATGTTATCCAAATCCTTAAGCTGCTTCTCTGACATGTAAAGCTTCATACCAACCTTTGGGATTTGACCCTCAGCGGTTGAAACCTTATCACGGCTCTTCAATGGAAGTTCCGCATCCATTGATACAACATCAGCAGCAACTCGTGTGTATTCCGCAGTAATTGATGCCCAGCGTCCGTCCTGACTATATGTGTTAGTCAAGTGGTCTCGGTACATATAGGTCAATGCAGTCTGATTCTTGCCGTTCAACTTCTCTACTACACTTGCAACAAGTTGTGGGAAGTATTTATTGACCAACTGAAAATAAAGTGATTTTTCCATCTGTTATCCTCCTTCTTTTAGTCTTTGTCCATTGTTGCATCAGACTCATCGAACTTGTTTGCATCCTCATCGCTAACCAAAGCAATCTTTGGCATAGCTGTAAGGAACGCATCCGGATAGTCTGCACCATTTGCAGCCTTAGCTGCTACCTTGTTAACTTGTCCAGCAGTCATAATTGCCGCTGGCTCACCGTTCAGAATGGAACGATAGAGAACACCCGCATACTTGTAATGCTCCAATTGGTCACTGGCAGTACCCAAATCCTTATAGTTGCCTGTTTCAATAGGCAATGGCTTGTAAGTTCCCTTACCATCTGTCACGATAACACGACCTGCGTAAAGAACTTCATCTTTTACGCCTGTCCAATCCAAAGCACGACCGCCCTTGATGTCGCCTTCCCATTTCTGGATAATGACGGAATCCTCACCAAAGACAATTTGCTTTTTTGTAGTCTTCAATTCCTGATTCATGTTTTTCAATTTTTAAAGTGACTGAACTAATGATGCGGCTACATTGTCAACGTCCTCCTTTGTTGGCTCGCCCTCGCTAGCACGATAGCTGCCCCCGAATTGTGGTTGTTGCAACGCCTTGTAGTTGTTCGCTACCTTGGAGAGGTATGTTTCGATAGCTTCATCTGTAGCATCATCGCTCAAGGTGAAACCCTCGTTGATACGACTTTCGGGAATGCCCAACTCCTTAGCCTTTGATAAAATCTTCGCATCGTGGTCTGCCTTTGCCTTTGCTTTCGCAGCAGCCTCTTCCTTAGCCTTAGCCTCCTCAGCTTGCTTTTGGATAGTTTCTTGCAATTCCTTAATGGTCTTGCTTTGCGCCTCCATCTGTTCGTTGTAAGTCTTGGCTTGGTCTGTGTTCTTCTGAGTCAAGGTCTCAACGAGTTTCTTGAACTCTTCACGTTCCTTGGTTCTTGCTTCATCTGAAGCTTTCTTCTCTGCTGCTTGCTCTTCAAAGTATTTTTTGAGATAATCCGGCATTTCGTTTTTCTTTGCCAATTCCTCCAAGCGTTTCTTTTCGGCTTCTTCAGCGGCTTTCTTGGCTTCTTCGTCAGCTTTCTTCTTGGCTTCTTCTTCAGCAGCCTTGCGTTCAGCATCTTCTTTAGCCTTCTGTGCCTCCTCGAACTTTTTCTTGGCATCGGTAACTCTGCGGTCATTGTCCTTTTGCAAGGACTCCAAAAAACTCTTTTGACTAGCAACCACTGTCTCGATGTTGTCATCAGTAACAAGCCCCATCTTATCAAGCATTTCGGCATGTGCCTGAAGAACTTCATCACCTAACCCAAGAGACTTATACTCTTGTTTTAGTAACTGGAAAATTTTATCTTTCATTCTTTCGATATATTTGTTAAAACTAGTGCAAAGATAATACGAAAAGAATAATAAATGCACTAAACCATTTGCAAGTATCTCACTTTTAAGCAAAAGTGAGTAATAACGGCATTTCTAAGCGATTTAAGGCTATTTCATCACATAAACGAACAATTAATAGCTACGCAAAATAGAACTCCTTATATAACAAAAAAACGCCAAATATCCTCACGGACATCTGACGCTTGTCGAATAAAAAGAACCTAAACATTAATCTTCTAAAAGTTTATTACATTTCTCATATAACCCAAATGATTCAAATTAGAATAGAACCGTCCATCACGCTCTATGAATTTACCGGACTTCACAATCTCACCATTATGCAACATTGCAAACTTAGAACCATGAGCTGTCCATTTGTTCATTTCTTTCATATGTTCATCAGAACCCCAACCATATTTCTTGATAGTAGGATAAATGAAACGTTCAAAACAAATTTGACTATCTGTTTTATCATGCTCGGAGCAAATCGGGAGCACTCCATTATGTGCGAACCAATAACCTGCCTTGTAGAATGGATGGCAATTCTTGACACAGACAGAACCATGAGTAGCAAATCTGAAATGTATGATTACATTCTCATTTATATCTCGCTTCATCAATCTACGGATAAATGTAGAGAAATGCAAACTCTTGTAATGGTCAGACTCGCTCACAAAACCGCAACCATCTGGATTTCTCATATACGCCGCCTTTAGCTCATCTACAGATGGCAAAGCAACACCTTTCGGACATACAATAATAACACACATATCTTTACCCTTTCTTTTTCTTAATAATACTTTGATTTCTTTGTGTCCTAGGGCTTTTACCCTAGGACTACATTAATTAATCGTTATTGGTTGCAAATGCATCCTTACGACTCTGGAAGAAAGCCTTCTCTTCTTTATTCAAGAAAGGTATATCTTCGATATTCATAACCTCACTAGTGAAGACATTGTTGCGAGACCAACCGACAAGCTTTGCGCAGAACTTCACCCACATTTCTATCTTCTTGAAATTGGTAGAACCTTGATGTTGGCGAAACTCGATTGTCCTGTGACGTGTATAGCTCTCTGCATTGACCTTATAATATCTATCTCCATGAAAGACATCGAATCTAATATCTTGATTGCTGTGACAATTAGTGAAATCCTTGTCAAGCAAGCTGGCTGCCCAACGGCAATTACCTCTTCTTGAAGGAGCCATGAAACTATCAATCAATCTTTCAAGTTTCTGATAATTCTTGAAGACGTTAACATACTGCTCACCTGTCAACTTTGCTGCACCAATATGAACGTGAAGACCACAAGTAGAATTTACTCTTGCACCTACGGCATCCAAAGACTTGATAGCCTTCTTTAAGGTTGCCATACCATTTGTATTGCCATTCAATACCGGACTTACAACCTCGTTAGGGTCTATATCACCACCAACTGAAGAATCACTAACAATCTTGAAATAACTCTTGTTGTCGGTGTGGTTATAGCCCTCAGAATGAATATCAACACCATTCTGACGACCTGCCTCTATCAAGGCATTGCGCTCGGCATGAACACATTCTATCTCAACACCGAATGTATAAACGAATCTCGTTGAAGTTGAACCGTTTGGCACACAAACCTTCAACATATCGGAGATTTCTTTCTCACGAAGACCGCAAGCCTTCAATGCAACAATCTTTTCGTTGCGAGGCATCTTTGACTTCTTGATTTCGTCAATAGTCTCGATTAATGACTTCTTTGAACTTGCAAATGAAAAACCAGTCTGCTTAGACATAATCAATTGTGCTAGTTGTTTCGGGTCTTACCCCTTGGTGTCGCTCTCACCTTATTGAGTGAAACTTGTCACTCGGCAAATCAACCAACTTATCTTGATTGACGATGCAAAGATACGAATAAGTTTTGAAACATGCAAGTTGTTTAATGTTTTTCTTTCGTATTTTAACCTTTCCTAACTGATATATGAGTCTTGTTAACATTTCAGCTTTTATTTTACCTTATTATATATAAAAAGGCTTCGATGTTCACACACCAAAGCCTAAAAAACTTTACTAACTAATTACCAATTTTTATCGACTATCTTTTTAAATCATCACCAATATCTTCTTCTACTCCCAAATCCGGTAGTCTGTCATACGCTTTTTGGTCATCACCTCCTTCAGACTTAACACCTAGTAGGTAACCATTCCGAAAAGCATAATATACCAGCTTTTCCATATCTTTAGCCGTTGCGTTATCTGTCAAATGCAGCGTGGCGTACAATCCCATCAAGAACTTCCGTACATCTTTTGGATATATCTTGTTGTTCTTTTCTAAAGCGACTGCCATTCTTAACGGACTTTTCATATTCTTCAATTTTTCGTTAAACCATCAAATGAAGCACAATAGAGAGCCATTCCGCTTGTTCCCCTAGTTCATAGACTTATTCACAACTTTATTCGTCTCATCTGCATCCTACGTTTGCCCATTGACAGATGTCCGAGATTCCAACAAAACAAACATCACGGCTCTCTTCTTGTGTATCATTGTGCCAACGGAAGGATTCGAACCTTCGACCCTAGGATTAAAAATCCTATGCTCTGCCACTGAGCTACGAAAGCGTAAAGGAATGATTGGATTCGCACCAACGCCCCCTTAGTTACCAAGCCAAGTGCTCTACTACTGAGCTACATTCCTCGTATTATGACAAAAGTTCTCGTGGTGCAAGGGAGATTTGAACTCACCGAACCCACAATGGGAATAGATTTACAGTCTATCTTCTTTAACCGCTTGAATATCGCACCTTTTGTGGAACATATACCAATTCCACCTTGTTGCCCCAAGCGGATTCGAACCACTAATGACAGAACCAAAAACTGTAGTGTTGCCATTACACCATAGGGCAATTTTGTATGTACTGCATAAAGGATTCGAACCTTTGAATACCAGCGTGAAAAGCTGGCGACTTAACCACTTGTCTAATGCAGCAACTAGGGTCTCTCACCCTAATAAGAGTTGCTTGTTATAGTCTAGCTGGACTGGGTAATGTGGAAACCATGCCGTAAACTCCTAAGTCTTGACTTATGGTAGAAGCGACCTCTCAGAAGGCCATCTGTTTCAAACACGATGCAAAGATAAGCATTTTTTCTTATACTTGCAAGTGTTTTAGTGTTTATTTATATTCTTTTGATGAATTTTACATCACTTACCCTTGTAGAGAATGCCACAAAGAGTTTCTACAAGTTTTTTTGCGTCATCACCTTTGATTTCGATAACATTTGAAATTCCATCAGGAGCATCATCGCCTTTCTGTTCCTTATCCAAACGCTTACGGAGAGCCAAATCTGGATTCTCAACCAAGATAGAGTCTAAAGCATAATTGCAAATGCGGCTTGCAAGTTCCTCGTTACCATTCGCATCACGCACAAACTCATTCTTGCCTTCAAGAATATCCATAATCTCGTTGTACTCTTCAGCATTCTCACAATTACGTGAAAGCATACCAATTACCTTGTAGCGGTCAATCTCAAAGCTGACCTTTAATTTGTCTTTATTCATTCTTTCTATCTTTTAAATAATTAAACATTATACCAAAACCCCTTTCATAATAAAGTCCTCCCTTTACCTCATACCGGATAGCATCTGACTCTTTGCAAAGCTGACGGATTCGTATATACAAACGTTTGTCCAACTCTTCCTCAAACAAAAGAGACAATTCCTTCCAATTGTCAACAACAGGAGCAAACCAAGGATATTGCTTCTTTACAACTTGTAGCTCATCCAAGGTTACGTGTCCGTATTCTACCATATCATAGCATCTACGGAAGTCACGATTGTCTTTAGGAATATCCAAATCTTTCTTTCGTTTTACCCCCATCAATGCACTCCACATAGTCATTGAAGAGACACCTGTATCACAAGTGGCTATCCACTCTATCATTCTTTGCTTGTTCATCTTCTTTTATATTAATCACGCAAAGTCGCTTTATTAACTCTTCACATGCTTCTTTAGTTAAGATACATTTCTTGGAATCTTTAATGTCAGTAACCTCTTCACGAATAGCAGCATTCCTGTCGTACACTTCTTGTAGTTTTTTCTGAAACTCAATTACGTCTTCGTTGGTAAGTTTACCTTTCTTCTCAACAATCTTGTTTGTTATATTCTTATAAACACATTCGAGTTCAGTACATAAACGAGCTTCTAACTTCATCATTATTGCGTGTACAAAAGTATCATAAATTCTTTCCATCTTGTATTTCCTCCAAAAGTCTTTTGATTACCTCGTTATCTTTATTCTCAATGCGAGCCTTTAAGATACTCTTGAAAGCGGCATCCATTGCCTTGTATCTACTGGAATATTCCTTACCATCCGTATGACACAAGCCTTCCTCTACACACCATGATGTAGTTTGCCAACAGAACTTACCTTTCGAAATGTTTGCAACACAAATGCAGTAACCGAAATGCTCTAAAAGCCAATCTAACACCATATCATAGCTTGGAGCGGATATTGCCGGATGCTTACTATTCAACTTTAAGGCAGCAGAAAACTCAATATTGGATTTCTCCCACTCGGAATTTGAATAAGCGATATAACTGCCGTAATGCTCATTATATTTTCCACCCTTACGAATACCACCCTTTGCTGTCCAAGGACTAGCATAAGCCCAAAATTCGGCTATCTTCTCATCGTAGCCAACCTCCTTCAGAAGCTTGGCTATCTCAAAAGGAACTACCTTTGGTTTTATCGTCTGCTTATTTGCCATTTTCCACCCTTTTTAAACTGAACCCGAATCAGACTTATCTAATTCATCAATTGCCTGTCTAAGCAAAGGAAGAACCTTATTCAAGTCTTCGAAATCCGGTACGACTTCATTCACTCGCAAGATTGCTAGACCTAGCAAACTCTTAATCTTTCTTCTGTCCATTGATCTCGGCTTGTTTCTCTAAGTCTTTTAAATCTACCTTCTCAAATCGAGGAACTAGCTTACCATCTACCTCAACATTACCAAAGAACATTTCCTTTGGTCGCACCCAAACTTCATGCTGTCCGCACACTGCTTGATACGCAACCTTTACCTCAGAAGTCTCGCTATCAGTAACCTCTCCAAGATACTCATAGAAATTACCCTTGTAGTGGCGGTAAATCGGCTTACAGAATCCACCATGCAGCCAATCGGCTTTGTCCTTGATTTCCACGTACTCCCTTACCGCATCACACTTGCTAGACTTACTCAATTCTTCTACCCAATCAAAGAAAGCTTGCTTGTCCTTGACCTCTTCACTTGATACCATAAAGAGATAAGTGCAAAGAAGCATCTTACCAGCATCGGTATCATATTTCTTATTCACCTCTTCAGCTAATTGCATCATAGGTGTATCTAAACGATAATTCCAACTCATAATCTATCCTTTCTTACTTTTAAGATTTGCCAAATCCTCTTTCAAACGTAGATGGAAATTATCTTCTCCATCATCACCGGAAAGAAGCCAGTCTATTCTTTGGGCATAAACCTGAGCCTTCTTCAGAAGCTCAATACCCTTCTTGAATTCCTTGATAGTCTCTTTAGATAAGCCATATCTGTTAGGCATCGTATGATGATGCTTTCTAACATACTTGTCTTCTTCCTCCTCTAGCCATCGGTCTTCGAGAAAGCATCTTTCATCTTCCTCATCCAATGGATGACCATCAACATAATCTTCTATCTTTGTGTATATGTCAGCAATCCTATACTGAGCATAATCAAAACGTCCACCACTCATAGTCTTTCAACTTCAAAAATTTGAACTTACTTCAACGCACTCAACCTTGCTTCTAGCTGTTGAATGATATTGTCTATTGTCTTTCCCCTATAGTCAATAGCAATGTCCTCCAAGACTTCAATCTGAGCTGCAATTTTAATTCTATCTCTTACTACTGTCATAATCAATCTTGTTTATCATGATGCGGTGCTTGCAAAGTTGTAATGAACAACATAAACATAACCGCCATACATTTTTCCAATAGTTACTTCAACGTAATCAAAGATGATGTCGCCATCCATCTTGTAAGAAACCAAAGGCCCAGTAGGGAATGCGTTGTGCTCTGTATAGTAACGATACACTTCTTGTGATAGTAACTGCTTGAATACATCAACCTCACCATCCTTTGAAAAAACACCTTTAAACTCATCTTCATTGTCGATTGCAACAACTACTCCAAGTTCTTTTCTTACACATACACCTTCGTTTGTACCACTTTGCTCATTATACAAGACTGGTAATGTGTAAACACCTCTTGATTCTTCCATATGCTTATTCTTAGTTTTGTATTTTGTTTTCATCCTTCAAGTTGCTTGCATTGAGCTAAGTCTATCGCATACGCCCAACGCTTCGGAACAAAAGACTTCGTAGGTATGAACCTATCCACACGCTCAATACATACATTTTGCGTCTGGTAAATCAATACGTCAGAGCCTTTTTCCAGCAACTCTACTAGAATTGTATGGTCTAGCATCGGGAACTTATCAATATCATGCCAGACTTCACCGCCTTCAATGAAGGAAGGTTTAATATGATTAATCTTTTTTGCCATCACTTACCACATATAAAAGGGTTTGACTTATATTCGTTAGTTATGGTCTCGCAGCTACCAAAGCACCACAAATCCCAGGATTGCTCCTTGTGTAACCTTGATGACTTTATATAATAGCCATTGTTGACATCATAATGCTTACGTACCATGATATTGTCGTTTACCACTCCGACCTCATCATCAGTAATTACATAGAACAAACGCCCATCGCTAAATGCTTTCAAGCCTTTGTACACTCCGTTAGAGACAACCATCTTTTCATAGCCGTTCGTCTCCCAGTTGGCATAATCCCAGATGGTTTCCAAATCATCATCATTCAGAAGATTATTATCAATAATAACCTTGCCGATAACCTTGAATTTGCCATCTTGCATCATTGCCTCAACGACAAATTCATCGGCAGCGTTGAAATCGCTAATCTCTATGGGTCTCATAATACTTGTGCTTAATATTCTCGTAAATCACTCTCTTTGCAGCCTTTGCTCTTCTGTTATTATCAGAAAAAACATCATCATACAAAGACATATCTTCACTCTCAAAAGCCACATGCTCCCCTTTGTAGCAAGCATCAAAGCGGCATCCTTTTTCGGACTTAGCCGCAGTAAACTTTATCTTACCAAACTTAATCTGCATAAGCCCTATCCAAGAAAATAAATTAATGATACTATTTCAAGAGCAAATAAAAACGCTAACGCATTCTCAATTGTGAATACCTTTTTCATTGTTTCAATACAGTTTTACGTGTGTCTCACGCTCTAAATTTATATTGTAAGGGGATTTTATATCCCCTTTGTTATTCTTACTTTAAAACTCGATAAGTTTCGTCGAAATCGTGAAAACTCTTCAAGTAACCTTTCTCAGTCAAAGAGTTTAAAATTTCTTTCAACTCATCCTTGGTATTATCCAAATCGAAATCATACAACTCAGCAAATGTAAAGTACTTGTTACCACCAATTACATCAGCCATCACTTCGATGTTGCCATAAACCATTGTCTCTTTCTTACTCAATCTAGTATTCATAACGAATCACAGTTTTTACGGTGTGTCTCACCTTTTTAATTAGTAACCTTGTTTCTTAATTACATTGCAAAGATACAAAGAATTATCGAAATATGCAAATTATTTAATGTATTTCTTTTATATTTTAACGCTTATTATATATGTGGGCACGAAATTAACTTTCTGTAGCAGAAAAAGACAAAGAATCCACCATTTCGTTATACATATTACCTCTATGAGCCTTAACCCAATGGTATCTTATCACCTTGCCTTTCGCTACCTTATTATATATAGGCTGTAAGTCTCCTAACTTGCAAGCCTGTATTCTCTCTATAGCCACTTGGCAATCCACATATACATCAACAGAACACAAAGGAGGGCAATCACCCAATGCTTGAATGACCGCCCTTATTTCGGCTCTCACCGAATCGTTCACTTTGGCTGTGATAAATGTATATTTCCCACTATTGATAATCGCTCCCTTATGAAGCACAAGCCAACCGCAACCACACTTGTTGTTCTTACTAGAGCCATCAGCATACACTTCATAGCGCACACCTTTAGCCTCATCAACAATCATCTGAGCAACAACCTCCAAAGCGTCATTGCTCATCACCTTGGCTATTTGCTTGGCTTTCTTCTTCATAAGCGATTAAATCAAACCTCGTTCCTTGAACTCATTCATCAATGGTGTTGCCAAGACCTCAATATCTGGATGAGGCTTTCCGGTCGTACCAAGGCTTCTCAGCTCGAAGAAATGCTTCCAATCGCTCACAAATGCGGTATGAATCAACTCCGTGTTGGTATCAAGAGGAAGTATTGTTCTCGCATCCTGTGGCTTAAGACCATCATCCTTGACCAAAGACAAATACATCATTTCGCATACTCTATTTGCAAACCACCATTTTTCTACCGGACCCCAATGTTCATAACTACCGATGTTCTTTGATAGGTCAACAAATGTTCCACCATCAAAAGACAATGGATTAACCGCATCATTTTCGCTAACCCACTTTGGCTTGTTGATAGCAATCTCGCCTCCGAACTTATCTTTACTATAGTTGCAATATCGGGTGCTTTGTTCCGCTACGGAATCTACACGATGTCTGTTAGCCTCTCTACTTACCGCAATCTGAGTAGTAAAACGGACTGTTATTCGCTTCTCATGCCATTCCGTAGGCTCGCAAATATAGTCCAAATCCTCAAACCAGTTATTTTCAACTATCACTCTGTAGTTGGTTGTGATATAGTAGTCACTGCCAATCTGCATCACCTTTGAATATTTGTTCTCACGATAGTGCTTGACCAATAAAGACTCCGGTACAAAAAATCCTTCTTCATAGGCAACATGGAGGTAAATCGTTCCATGCTCACACATGGCAAGATGATTACTGCTTACCATACGCTCAACGAAAGGCTTTGCGCTTTCTTTATCAATCTTCATACTTGACGCATAACATGTACGACCGCACAACTCTATCTGTTTATAAACTCCATCCATGCCCTCACCTTGGGATAGGATTTCATATCTCGGTTCTAATATCTTCATGTCCTTATAAGTTTTGAAATTCGACCACAAAGATAACTATTATTTTCCACTCTACCAAAAATTAACACTCAGTTTAACAACACTTATCTATATTGTGAAAAACAAAAACTTTCACCCCCAAAAAGAGGAGAGTGCATCACGCATTCCCCTCTTACTTTAACATGGCACAAATTAAGTTTACAATCTACTCATCTTATCTTTCAATTCGTGTATATCATTGAATGCTTGCAACATAGGCTTATGCCAACGCTCTTGTCGCTCATCAATCGACTGCAAGTACATTAAGCTTTGTGCAAGGATAGTCCTACCCTCATCAACAGCTAACCAAATGTTACCTACATTACCCATTATAGTATTCACGCTAGCTGTTAGTAAGCTACTCTCTGCGCCACCATCACGAGCCGCAATAGCATCCAACTTGGTATTTATGAGCTTTGTTTCCTCATACGTTCCCTCTGTTGCAATTTGTACCGCAGTGAAACGACCATTCAACTCTTCTCCAGTATCTTGGCTCATTGATTCAAAAGAACCGGAAGAAGCGGACTGCTCGTAAGATTGCTTATAGCCCGTTATTTCGGCTACTTCATCTCTAATCTTCAGTCCTTCTTGAACCATTTCATCATACTTTCCCTTCAAGGCAGTTATATCTGTCTTTGACAATTTACCACCATTTGCCTCAGCTCGTTCCGCCCATTCGTCATAGAATGCTTGCATATCATTTCCCAACAAATCATCCACCTTAGCTTTCAGAACGGCTTGCATAAGCATCTTGGAGAAATTATCAGAGAAGTCTTGAGCAGAGGAATTCATATCCATCAAAGTATCTATAAACTCGCTCTTCAAACTATCAAAAGATATTTGCGTCAAGCTTTCTGCAAGGTCATCAGCAATTTCCTCTAATGTTCCAGCCTCAGCCGCATAGTCTTTCAACTTTTCAAGAACTCTACCTCCATAGCCACCCTTACCTGTATTCTTGATAGCCTCAACCATATCTGGATTCTGCAAAATGGCAGCTGCTTCATCAGCAGATTGCAAGTCGTTAAGATTACCATTCCATTGTCTGCCTATTGCATCGGACACCTTTTTGATTTGCTCTTGCGAAAATCCTCGGAAATAAGCGTTAAAACTGTGATGAGAGCCATGATAACCCATTTGCGCCTCCATGATACTCTTTAAATTTTCTTCTTTCTCCTTTTGGAGGTTTTCGGCTTTTTTAGCATCCTCTACGGCTTTAATACCACTATTCTTGTCTATAGAGTCTCGTAACTTGTCTATAGCATCCGTCAAGATTTCATTTCTATCCGTCAATTTATCTATAGTCCGGTTTACTTCTTTTGCGTTTCCACTAACTCCAAACAAACTATTGAAGCCACCAAACGATATTGTATTGAGAATATTGCCAATGCCGCTTACCAAAGACCCTCCAATCTGAGTTATAAAATCGCCACTTAGAATATTCTTTAATATGCCGTTGACCGCATTCAGAACTGTATCAATCAAGCTACTAATCAATGTTCCAATACCATCTTTCAAAACATCAAGTATCTTCAAGATGGCAGATACGATTTGACCTATTAGTCCAGCTTTTGACAATCCTTCACTTAGTGCATCACCAGCTTTCTTGCCAGCATCTGCGGCAGCATCTGCGGCTTCCTTACCCATATCCTTCAGTCCGTCAGCCGCATTTTTAGCCTCCTTTAAAGCTTTCAATCCGTCAATTCCACCTTTAAGTTGGTCAAAACTATCCCAAAGAGATGCCAAATCGGATAGTCCAGAAGTAGAAAGGAACTCATGGATAGCAGAAATCGGTTGTGTCACATTCTGTGTCGTTTGAGCCAACTTCTGACCACTAGTACGAACTTTTGTGTTAGCCGTAACAATCTTCTTTCCGGACTCCGCTAACTGACCTTGAACTTTATTCAATTCTTCTTGTAGCCTTGTTTGCTCTGCAACATTGCCCGACTTTTTCGCATTCTCAATCTGTTCTTGCAAAACCTTAATACGAGGTATAAGCAAAGTTTCCGTTTTCGTGTATTCCTCTTGTGCAATTTTCGCATTCTTCAGAGCATCCTGATAAGCTACAACATCCCTTGCAAGGTCTTTCCAACCTAAATCACTTGTATTGCCAATCGAATTACGGATATTCTGCATAGCATCAACGATACTCTTCTGCTGGTCTGCACCCAAATTTTGGAACTTATCCGTACCTACGAACTTATCCAGATCTGCCAATAAAGGAACAAGCGCATCTTTCATAATGCCACCAACATTTCCGAAGACTTGATACCAGTCTATCTTCTGCATAATAGCACTAGCCTCAACCGAATCCGTCTCTTTCTTCTGCTCTTCTTTCAAAGACTTTATCTTCCATTGCTTGCTTGAGTCCGAATCCGTAGAGTTTTCAACCTCGCTAATCCTCTTAGCATAATCGGCAGCAATAGCTAACTTCTGCTCCTGGAATGTGCCATAAGTCTTCAGATAATCGTACATGCTTTGCGCTTCTTTAGCAAGCACATCCTCATTCTGCTTTACCGCCTTATCCCGAATTGCATTCATCTGATTAGCAACACTCATGCCTATGGTCATATTCATACCATTGACCTTAACCGGATTACCCTTGCTATCCTTCATGGTTTCATTCAAAACCTCATTCTTGTACTCTTCATTGGTTTTGCTCTGTTTCCACATATTAGCCTTACGACCATTGCCGGAATTAACCCAAACAGCTTGGTCACGTTTTTTTCTAGCTTCAACCAATTTGTCTATACCTTCTTCTACCGCCTTTCTCTCCTTGTCAGCATTCTCGGTAATCTGAGCCAATTCCTTGCTATAACCCTCATTCATCGCATTGATGCGATTCTTGGTCATATCTTGGATAGCTTTCTCCGAATAGGATGAAATAGACTTGGAATAGTCCTCCTCAGCCTTCTTGCGTTCATACGCTCTTGCTTGTGGGTCATCCGTTGTACCTGTTTTCTTTGGAGTAGTATGGGTTGTATTTGATTTTGTTGTTGTACTACTCTTTGGTGTACGTGATTGAATTATAGATTTCGCCATTGCGACATCCGTTTGGTTTTCCGTTCTTGACCTAAACTTACCTCCTGAACGTGTTACCAACTTATGCCCAGTTTTCTTTTCGTGATTTTCCTGTTGTAAAATATCCGCCTCTCTCCTTGAAATTAAATTTCGCAACTCCTTCGTTGTCATAGATTTCATCCAATTTGGAATTTCCGAATCATCATAATGAATTTTTAAATTCAACCCATATTCTTTATTCCATAAATTGATAAGATTATCAGTTTGCTCTACCAATTCTTGGATTGATTGCTTGTTCTTGTTTACTATCCAACGAGCCTTTGCTTGGGAGTTATTCCAATCAACAGTCGCTGTGCTTCCTTTATATATTGCGTCCTCTGCCTTTTTGTAACTTTCATTCAAAGAGTTTATACTATCTATATGCTTTAATATCGAACTTCGCAAACTTGCCATCACGAAACTATTGTACCCCATCTTCTTACCCCATTCCTCAAAAGGAACTAACAGGTTGCGAAGAGCAGCATCGTATTCTTGTGCGGCATTAGCATATTCCAATGTTCCTTTCTTTGCGGAATCCATTTTCTGCCTTAAAGAGTCTATCTTAGTCAACGCATCATCAGAAACAAGTGAATTAAACATCATCTGTACAGCTGATATGTCTTCTTTATCAATATGTTGTCCGAAATCAAGCCAACTACCACCTAGTGAATCAGAAAAATCCTTATCTAGGTTTTTCCTTGCTTCCTCATATTGAGAAGATATAGACATCAAAGCGTTAGCTTTTTCTCGTTCAGCATTTTCTAATTGTAAAGAAGCAATAAAAGCGTCATGCTTATTTTTCAACGTTTCCAAATTATCCTTTTCATTGTCGCATTTTATTCCATATTGTTCATATACCCCAATAAGTTCATCTTTTGCTTTTTTATGTGCATCAGTACTTTCATTCGTATTTCTCAACACATTCATCAATGTCTCAACCTTTTTACTGGTCAAACTTGTTGTTTCCCCAAAATGTGTTGTATCTGCCGAAATTTCTTCAGTCTCGTCTCCAAACATAGAAAATACGGAATACAAAGTTGTTCCCAGTGTTATCAATGCACCTATCGGATTAGCAGCCATTGCCGCCCATAAACTCTTCAAGGCATTTCCACTACTTCTTACCGCACTAGAAAAAAGATTAACTACCGTAGTCGTATATTTTGTACCTGCTGCATAAAGCGCATTTTTGATAGTGGCTGTTGTTGTCGCCAATATCCCAGCTTTCTTTGCAGTGGTATTGGAAGCTTGAGAAACAGTGTTAATATTATTTTGTATCGTAGCCTGTTGCTTACTTAAATTCTCCTTTGTTTGAGCAATCGTCTTACGTTCGCTTTCAATGGTCGAAATCTTTGTTTGAGCAGCATTCACTTGTTTTGTTGCCGTTTCCAAACGTTCTTTTGCTTCTAGCGCATTCACGGCATTACCCTCTGCATCAAAAGCCAAGTTTGCGCCACCAGCAGTTTCCTCAACCAATTTTTGAGCCTCAGCAAAGGCATCTTGGGCATCTTGTAAATCATTCAAAGCTGATGTATATTGTCTAGCCAACTCTACATCCCTATCATCAAGATTTGATATTTTCTCCGTAGTAGTCTTCAAATCATCTTTAAGAGACTCTATTTTTTGTTGACGAAGTTCCTCGGTCTTTCTTTTTTCTTCATCAAGTTCTATCTGGCTTTGTGCTGTTGCTTGTTGCTGAGCCTGTAAAAGTTCACGTTTCGTCTCTAGTTGGGAACGCATTTGTGCCGAAATAACGCCCTCTTGCTCGGCTGCATCTAACCTTGCCTTTACAAAGTCATCGGACACAGCAGTATCTCCAACAATACTTGCCAAGTCTTGTTGTTTGCTTACTCGCTCTTGCTTTTTGTCCTTACCCAGCGACTTGTAGTTTGAGTTCTCTAGGTCTTGCAAACGCTTGATTTCTGCATCAATTCCCTTCATCATATCATCGGCTTGTTGCGCTTCCTCAGCTTTGCGAATAGAAGCAGCCGCCATTAACGATGCACGATAAGAACCAACAGCTATTGTAGCTACACCAATAACTTTTATTACCTCTTGCCAATTCTCTACCATAGCAGAAATAATTGACAATCCACTAGAGAACACGCCCTCGGATTTTTTGCCGATTTCGTTGAACGCTTGCTGGATGGAATCGCCAATGTTACTCCACTGACCCTCCAATGTCTTTGATTGTTGCTCCATCAAGCCTCCGAAGCGTCCACCTGCTTGCGTCATGTTGGCGATAGCTTCCTTGAAGATGTCTGATGTCACTTTACCCTTGGAAACAGACTCTTGAACCTCCGTTGTGTTTTGGTGTAAGATTTTACCCAATTCTTCTGCTAATGGGACACCTCTACCCATGAACTGACGCAAATCCATTGTGAACATTCTTCCTTGCGAAACGGTCGTTCCATAAAGATAAACAAGTTCTCCAAGCGGAATGTTCAAGCCCGAAGCAATGTCACCAAGCTGGACAAGGGTTTTGTTAACATCTTTCGCTTCCGTTCCGTATGCCAAAAGTTGTTTTGCGCCACCCGTAATGCTGGACATATCGAAAGGTGTATGAGCTGCCGTTTGGATAAGTTCGTCCATCAATTGCTTAGACTTATCCGCACTACCAAGCATGGTATTGAAAGATATTTCAAGTTGCTGGAATTGGGAACGAGTATTAAAGATACTACCTGCCAGTTGTTCAAATCCTAAGCCACCAAGTAATGTTGCCGAAAGCATGTGAGCATCGCCAGTAACTCTTTGGAACAAACTAGTCATTCCTTCTCCAGCAGTCGGAGCTGACTTCATACGTTCTATCATTTGGCTCATGCTATCGGTCAACATATTTGTTGCCTCTTTTGCCGGATTTGCTGAACCTGCATACAAAACATACTCATTCCGCATATTCTCCAAGGTCTGACGAGCACCGACAGCACCCCCTTCTAAGTTCTTCAACTGAGCTGTTTGACCTGCCAAAGAGCCTTTTAAATAGTCAATATTCTTCTGTAAAGAATCTATGGATGACTTATCCGTTGTAACTCCAAGAGTTAATCTCTTGTTCGTGATTTGCTGTTGGATTTTCTCTATTCGGTCTTTGGTAGCTTGCATTTGAAGTTCATAGCTATAAACTTCCCTTGCGGCTGCTTGCATCTTCTTATTAAACTCGGAAGACATCACGTAAGCGGCTCTTGAAGCAGCTTGTGTCAAGTCCTTTAAGCGATTGCTAGCATCCGCATATTTTTCCGTCAAATCCGCAACAATAGCTGGGTCGGTAGACTTATTGGTCTTCAATAACTCAGCCCTCAACTTTTCACACTCGGAACGAAGTTTCGTAACCTCCTCGAAATTCGCTTTGACATCGAATCTTAATTCTGCCATATTTTATGTTTTATTGGCAAAATTAGCTAATAATCAAAGGAATAACGAAAGAATAAAGGTGTGCTATTTCACTAAAGATTTAAGTGCAGAAAATAAGGTCTAGACACAAAAAAGCCTTCCACATTCACATGCAGAAGGCTCTGAGTTCTTTATCTATTGCAACAATGAAGCCACACGCCTAAAAGGTAGCGGCTACCAAATCTTTTTTTATTTCATTCATACAATGCGCCAAACGTTCATAAGTTTTCTCGCCAGCTTGCTTTATGCCTTTACTATATTGACGCATCAATGAAGGATTGACACCTGCTCGTTTTGCAATCTCTGACACATTGAGGAAAGAGAAATAATTAAAGAAAGATTGCAAGTCATACTTGTATTCAAATTCAACGTCAGGAAACACTTCTCCATTCTCTTTTGCATCCACTTTTGCCAACGCCAAACAATCCATTAAATCTTGCTTCGCAGCGGCAACAGTTTCTCCACAAGAGTTTAAGCCAACCTTACCTATTCCATCTTCGGTATGACACCAAAAAGACCCATCCTTGGCTTGTTCTACAATAACTTTAATCTTCTTCATATATATATTCGTTTATCTTCTTAACAAAAAAAAAGAGTCCTTTAAGCAATGAAGAGAGAAAGGTGGGGATTACTCCCCAACCAATTCTCTTAGAATACTATGAGCGGTGCCTGTGGCGACCTCTCTAGCGTGTCTTGGCACGAATTGAGACTTTCCCGTTTTAGGATTAGTCCATTTTTCATGTCCCGAACCTTGTCGAGACAGGAAGCATCCCGCTTCTCTCAGTCTCTTAATCAATTCGCTTTTCTTCATTGTTACAAGAACTCTTTTGTCCTTAAGACATTGCAAAGATATAACTTTTTTGTTATATAGCCAAATTTTATGGTAACATTTTTGCTATATTAACCACAATTAACCAAAAAGAGCCACCCCGAAGGATGGCTCACTATACTGTACTATACCATACTGCACTTTACCCTACTACACTAGACTTCACCGCACTCCACTACACTTCACACCACTTTTCTGTTGTACACTGCACTTCATTTAATGACTTCTAGCTTATAAAGCTATTGCCTTATGTATAAACGTAGCTACCAATATCGCTAATGTAGAGAATGCAATATGGAAGCTACAAAACCATTTCTGATTTCGTTTGCAAAGGTAAGCATAATTTCTGAAACACGCAAATCATTTAGTGTGTTTCTTTATTCTATTAAACATTATTTTCTTTTAGAAACTTATTTTTAAAATTACGCCTTATTTATATATCATTTCAAATAAACCCAATTTGTTGAAATGTTACTAAACGTATAACTTTGCTTTTTTGCCTTTTGCGGTTCTTTGTCAAAGTCAGCCGTAACAAACAAATGCGTTCCGTATAATTCCATATTCATTGCTTTTGTTCTCTCATCGCCCTTATCTTCTTCCAATGGGGAAACTTTAGCCAATTCGCTATCAAAAGCATAAAGTTTAAAGAACAAGTCTCCTTTCTGTTTAGAATATTGCACCAATGCGCCATAAGGCTTTTTTACAAGAACAATAGCATTATTCAACTCCTTGTATTCATCACTACAGCTTTCCACGATTTTTTGCTGGTCTTCATTAGAATTTACACGCATCTTTTCCAAATGCTTTCCTAATGATACATACACACTATCCAAAATCTTATATGCACCATACTTATCATAGAAGGCATATCGAGAAGAAACGGCATCTTCAAAATCAGAGCAAGGAACTATTTCATTCTTTGCGTTCATAGCCTTTTTATTCATTATGGCTGAGTTCCAATTAATAACAAAATCCGTTGCTACGAAATCCAAAGAATATATTAGTCTATTGCTATTGAAGCGATAATCAGACAACGCCTTCTTGTAATTAGCCATTTTTTCATCCTTAACTTGGTTGGAATGGTACACATATCCACCAATGCCGCCACCTAGCAAAACGAATACTGCGATGATGGCAATAATCAATTTCTTCTTCATGATCCAAACTTTTAATTATTGAACTTTGTGGGGAACACCCCACGTTACTTAACACTTTCCAGCTTGTCCAGCACGACCCTAGCCTCAGCGATGGACGATGCGGAATACAACTCACCACCTTGTTTTATTAGGGCGATGAAATCTGAACAATCAGCTTCGGAAACTAGTTCTGCAAGCGTTACACCTATAATGCTTGCTATCTCCTGAAGACTGGCGACAGTTGGATTCCCATCAATAGTTTGTATCAAGGATGGCAAAGATACTCCCTTACCACCTTTTTTGTTAGTCAGCCTATCAGCTACATACGTTAGCGTAAAGCCTTTTCGTTTAATTATGCCTCGTATATCCATACCTTATTATATATTAAGTTCTAACTTTATTTATTGATATTGCAAAGATACACATATTTTCGCAAACTGCCAAACTTATTATGAAAAACTAAGTTTTTAACCTAACAATGCAAACATATCTTAATTTGTATATTAAATCAGCAATCAAAGGTTAAAGTTAAGGTAAAACTTAATAAAATATTTGGTAGTTAGGATAAAACTTAGTATCTTTGCATCGTGATTAAGAAACAAAGGTCACAATTACATTATTCATTTAGTTGAGGTTGCACCTCCGAGTCGGCACTCGTAAAACGGTATAGCAATATGACTACTTCAATGATAAGAAGAAACTTGATTCAGAAGTTCGTTATGATAGAGTTCGTAAGCAACAGGATAAACACCCAAAAGGACGTTGATAGAATGTTGAATATGATAACAACTAAGCTCAATATGAACAACGATGAGGCCAAGAGCTTCTTGCGTGAGAGCATCGGACTTGCAAAGTAAGTAATTTAAGTTTAACGTTTAAAATTGAAAGATTATGGCTACTACATTTAAGAATATGATGAGAGAAGTGATGAATATGGCTCACAGAGCATTTCAGCTTAAGGGTGCTTACATGAGTTGGACAGAATGCTTGAAGCAAGCTTGGCAGGTAATCAAGCTGAAGGCTCGCATGAAGAAGCAGGTCGTTGAGTTTTACTTTCAGAAGATGAATGGTGAGATTCGTCAGGCTTTCGGCACTTTGATGGAGAGTCACATTGACTACACTCCAAACGGCAAGGGTTACGCTTGCAAGGACTGCACCAAGTATTGGGATGAGGTCAAGGGCGAGTGGAGACAATTCAAGAACTACAATTTGATTAGAGTTGCTTAACAAGGTTATTAACGATTAAAAAGAAACTAGATATGAGCGCAAAGATTATCGTGATGCAAGGCAACATGGTTGCAACCATCGAAGAGACGAACAAGGACGCATTTATCAAGCGTGGTGAGTATAAAGAGACCGAGCTGGA